AGCCAACGTAAGTTAAATTTGCAAACGACATCGTCGTCAGCGAGGCCATCGTGCTTGGTTGAAAAGCCCCGCCAATGTAGATTAATTCCGGTGCTGCAAGGCGGGTTAAATTGGCCGCTGTCTGGGGGGAGAAACTGACTGCGCCCATCAGGCCGGCAAGGTTGTCAAAACTTAACGTGGTCAGTGAGCCGAAAGGGTCGGTAAATGTAATTGGAGTTTGGCTGCAATACCCGGTGAACACTGTAATCGGCATAGGCACGCCAGAGGCTCCCGTGGCTGCAATGCCCGATGTTTGATCAACTTCGATGATTGGCGGAAACGTCGGTGGCAATGTTCCGGCATAGGTAATTGTAACCCCTGCTGGAAAAGTAAGATTGATGACGTCGTTGAGCGTCTCTTTGAATGAGTTCCCCGCGCCATCGTCAACCTCGATCAAATCGGTCAGCGCCGGAGCGGGATTCGGCGTCAATTGTGCTATGGTTTTCGTTGGCATAAATTTAGTTGATTATTCTTGTGTAGCCCGCCTCGGTTCTCCGCGTTTCACCGGCCTCGGTTATCCGAATCGTTTCCCCCGGCGGCACTGGGCTGTTCAAAATCTCATCCGCCAGATAAATCAGCGCGGCCAATTGATCGCCCGGCGGAATGCACTTGCCGTAGCACTTAGCGGCGTTCACCAAAACCTGTGGGTCGGTGGCCATTTCACGAATTGGCTATGGCATCGGCCAGATAAATCAGGACGGGCAACTGATCGCCCGGAGCGATGCACTTTGAATAGCATCGCGCTCCGGCAACCAAAGAAGCCGGGTCGGTGCTCACACCGGCAAATTGTGCAAAGAGCGAAATCAAGACAGGCAGTTGGTCGCCGGGCGGGATGCACCTGGCGATGCACTGCGCGTTTGCTTCAAGCGTCGTTGGGTCGGTGGCAGGCATTGGTTATTCTTCGGTTGCCGCCGGCTCTGCCATCTTGTCGAAGGTGTCGTCCACGTCATCCATCGTTGAGCGTTTGCCCTTCGACGGGCCGTTTTCGTCCCCGTCCTTTTCCCAAGACAATTCGACTTCGTTCTCCCAGATGTGCTGGCACTTGAACCGGCACTCCTGGCCGACATCGGGGATTTTCGAGCCGAAAATGGATTTTGGCACCAACGCGGTGTTACCTTCCATTTCGTCTTCGTTGTCGCCCTGGGGTTTGGATGGTTTGACATCGCCTACGTCACCGGGCGAGGCGGAAGCGGATTCCGGCGCGCTGTAATAGTCATCAGCCATAAAATAAATCGTTTTTGTTTGGTGAAGCCCTGGGCGTCCGAACCACCAGAACGCCCAGGGGCTACCACCGCTTGCAGACGGGTTATGACAGAATCCACGGAACCGTGATCGTGGAGCAGGAACCCGTAATCGTGATGCTGTCGCCGCTGACGGCCCAGGTGCCGAGCACGCCGACCAAATGGTTGAGTTGTGTGACCAGGCCGGCCAGCGTTGTCTGTCCGCTGATAGCCTCGTGTTCGACCGGCACGCCATTGCACATGATGGTGTTCGCCTCGACCTGGTATTGGCCAGTCGTGGCATTGAGATGCCCCGCGACAGTGACGGTGTATGGCGCGCTCGTGTTGGTGCAGAATGCGCTCGTGTTCGACTCGTAATTCTGGGCCGGGTAGCCGGGATCGGCATTGCAGGTGTCAATCTGAATGATGCACTGCGGCTCGGCCTTGTGGAAAATCAATTCCAAGAATTCCGTGTAGAGCGGGCGGATGGCCATTTTGAAATCCGCGATGAACTGGCCCTTGTTGCGCCGCTTGTTCTCAATCGGATTCCCGTTCTGGTCCGCGCCGAGGTTGTCCATGACGAACTGCCAGCGCCCGCCGAAGTTGCGCGAGCTGTAGGGCATTTCGGGATTGACCGGCGTGGCATCGGCCACGAGGCATTGCAGAGCCTTCCGGTGCCAGACGTAGCTCCAACGATACTGCGCGTTGTCGAAAGCGGCATTCGGCAGATCCTTGGTGCCCGGCGCGCCGCCCGCGCCACTGGACGGCACGTTGACGAACGGGAGGACCACCTGATACCGATAGGGCAGCCCGGGCGTGGTGCCAACCGCGCCCAGATAGTTGAAACGCAGGTTGAACGGGTCCGCGCGCACAACGTAATTGCCGACGGTGCCCGAAAAGGCGTATTTCCAATACTTGCTGGTCGCATCCCATTCGGTGAAGCGCCAGTTGCCGGTGATGGACGGAACGCCGCCGATGCCCTGCTGCCCGCCGAGACGGTCCAGTTCCCAGACGGTATCCATGTCCGTCACCAACTCGATGTTGGGCGGCAGATCCTTGAACGGCTGCTTGCCGAAATAGCCAACGCGGCACAACGGCTGAAACCGGGATTGCAACATTTGCGGCGTGAGTTTGAAAATGTGCGACGCCGGAACGTTGGTATCAATATACCATTCCTCGTCGTTGTGCGTGCCCGCCAACACCCACTGGTATTGGAACGTGCCATTCGCCGAACTCGGATTGCCGAAACTGCTGTTGGCGACCCAGGCGTAATTGGCGAACTGCGCCGCGCGTTTGCGCAGGAAATTCGAGTTGATCGCGCTGGTGGCCGGCTTCAGAATGTCAGTGATGATCTGCCGGAAATGTTCCTTCGCGTGCGTGACGTGCATCTCCTGGTCGTAGCACAGCAAGGGCGTCGCCCAAGACTGCTCTTCCAGAAAATAAGTCAGCCGCGTGGCACCCCAGGTGATGTAATGCTCCGTCTTGTCGCAGGGCGTCCCCAAACAGTTTCCAGCCTGCGTGGGCCGCCACGTCTTGGTGACGTTGGGCCAGACGTGATTGAAGCGATCCAGCGTGTGCTGAACGCCGCTGTAGGCCGGGAACTCGCCGGTGTCAACGTGTAAAATCCAACCATCCTCCGGCCTAATGTCCTCAAGTATGAGTTTGTCATACACAGGTTCTTGACTGACAAGCTGTTGCGTGAATTGGCAGCCGGTGACAAGGCCGGGTGTCGGGCAGGGTCCAAAAGCCATAAAATCGTTTTTCTTTCTTTGCGGCGGTCAATGACCGGCGCGTGTTGTTGTTGTTTGCTCGCGAGCCGCACAAAGCGACACCGAGACTTACGACTTTATGGAAGCCATCCCACGACCGGCAGAGAGCTGCGGAGTCTTGCCCGCGTTTACGGGCGCTGGCATCCGTCCGAGATGCCGACCGCTTGGACTGACGGAATTGGCTGACCGCTGGCAGGGTCTTGTCCAAGGACCAATTTACGGACAAGGCAACGTTCCATGTGGAACAAAATCTGTCAATAGAGAATTTTGAAGATTTTATTTGACTTAAAAGGACGGATGAGGGATACTTAATACATGCCAAATCTGATTGATCTAACCGGCCAAAAATTCGGCCGCCTCACCGTGATTGGCCGTTCTGAAAAAAACAATTACAACCGGCCAATGTGGCTGTGTCGTTGCGAGTGTGGGAAAGAGGCAACAGTTGCTGGTCAGCCGCTCAGGCTTGGATTGACAAAAAGCTGCGGGTGTCTCCACGACTCGTTTCACTTAAAAGACATGACCGGGCAAACATTTGGCCGACTGACGGTGCTTGAGCGCGCGGGAAGCAAAGGTAATGGCGCGGCATGGAAATGCAAGTGCGTTTGTGGAAAGGAGCTAATTGTTTCCCGCCACTGTCTGATTCATCATAATACTCAAAGCTGCGGATGCCTTCAGCGCGACAGACACCTCGAAGCAGTCGTCACTCACGGCTTGCGCAAACATCCACTCTACCAGACGTGGGCCACAATGAAGGGTCGCTGTGAAAATCCACACGCGACCGGCTACGAAAATTATGGCGGTCGTGGCATCAAGGTTTACGAGCGATGGAGACACAGCTTCCCCAATTTTCTCAGCGACATGGGGGAGAGGCCGGACGGCATGACGCTCGACAGGAAGAATGTGAACGGGGACTATTCACCCGAAAACTGCAAGTGGGCGACACACAAGGAACAGCATCACAACAAGCAGTCCGACCAGAAGATGATTGACCTCCAATCCGAGGTTTCCCGCCTCCGCTCGCTGTGCTTGGCTGCTGGTCTAAAAGTCTGAATTCTTGCCAACGCTGGCTTCCGGGTTTAACTTGCCCGTGATGGCGATAGCATTTTCACTTCCTCCGCAGCCGATACCGGCTCCGGTCTTGTGGCAATACGTTCAGAACGTCTCGATCTGGGCAAAAGAGGCGCACAACCTGATGGGGACACTTGTGACGGCGATCAATGCCGGTGGCGGCGGAGGGATTCCAGACGCGCCGATCAACGGAACTCTTTACGGCAGGATAAACGCGACGTGGGCCGCCGCGCAGCCGGCCGGAAGTTATCAGCCGGCGGGCAGTTACCTGACGGATGCTGCATCAGACGGGAACACCTACGGCAGAAAGAATGGGGCATGGAGCGCCATTGCCGGTGGCTCGACGGGCAACCTGACGGAAAATACGTCCAGCATTTTGACGATCACGGGCGGGACCGGGGCGGTGAACGGCTCGGGCACGAGCATCAAAGTCACCAAGGCCGATGCCAGCCACAGCGGGTATCTATCCTCGACCGATTGGGGCATATTCAACGGGAAGCAAAACGCCGGTTCGTATATCACCGATGCAGCGTCAGACGGAAACATTTACGGACGCAAAAATGCGGCGTGGGTGGTTGTCCCGAGCGCGCCTGCTTCCGGGAATCTGACGGAAGCCACTTCAAGCATCCTGACAATTACCAGCGGGACCGGAGCGGTTTTGGGATCGGGCACGACAATTCAGGTAACGAAGGCGGACACTTCCCACGACGGATACCTTTCCTCGACGGATTGGACTGCGTTCAACGGAAAACCCAACGGCGGCGTTCCGGTAGGCGGCACCACCGGGCAAGTCCTGGCAAAAAATTCCGGCACGAATTACGACACCGGCTGGGTCAACCAGTCCGGGGGCGGCGGCTGGCCGGCCAATCCGTATCGGATTTTGTTCCGGTGGAAAGGAAACGGAGACAGCACGGATTCAATGCCATCAATCAACGACGGCTACATTTTTGGCGGCGTCACTTACGTTGCCGGTCTGGTGGGTCAGGCGTTTAGCTTCAACGGTTCGACTGGATTTGTGGCTACTTACGGAGTCCGGGGGTTAGGCTACACCCCGTATTGCGTCGCCGGCAATAACACCAGCTCAAGCTTCTTTTTCTCGATTTCCATGTGGTTCAAAACTTCGACCACTTCGGGCGGTTCAATGATCAGTTTTAACATCACACCGGAATACACCAGCGCGACCAGGGACTTCCCAATTTTTATGACCAACGCGGGGTTGGTAGGGTTTGGTTTTTACAGCAGCGGCGTCCGCCTGGCTACAAGTTCTTCTGCCTACAACGATGGCAACTGGCATAATGTGATTGCCGTGCTGACGGATGCCGGCGGTTCAACGCTGTATGTGGACGGGGCAAGCAAGGCGACCAATACCCAGTCGGGAGGGATTATAGGCGGCTGGACTGGGGCCAACCTTGGATTTTGGAGAATCGGCAATGGGGATTTTGCTTCGGCTTGGAGCATATCCATGACCAGCGCCTTCTTTGCCGGCCTGATTCAAGACGTTCAAATAATGCGGTCGGCCTTGACTTCAACCCAAGTATCGGCGATATACGCCGCCGGGCCGAACGCCTGATTTATGACCATCAAACTCGAACTAACCGGAGAAGAAGCCGACCAGCTTGCAAAGTTGATTGACGCCGCGATCAAAGCCAACGGGATTCCAGCCGCCGTGGAGGGCGTGCCGCTGTTCCAAAAGCTCAAGCAGGCGGCAGACGCCGCGGCGAAGGTGGAAATGCCGTCACCGATGCCACCGCCCGGATCGCCCCAGAATCCGCTTTGACTCAGGGCGGAGGCGACCAAGCGGGGTTGGCGGCGCGGGGCTTGGGCTTGTTCCAATCCTCGGCCATTCTTCCGCCCGTGCCGGCCATGATAAGCGTGATGGCAAACGCCCTCAACAAAGTGTTCTGGGCTGCTTTGGTTTGACCAAGATCGTAGTAGTGGAACACTTCGTTTGCGCCTTCCTCGAACGGGATTGGAAGGACAATTCCGGTGCCGAATTCCTTCCAGGTGTAGGGCTTGACGCCTTCCGCCGCCAGGCGCTTTGGAACGGGCTGGGGCTTCCCGTAGCCGGGCATTTGCGGCAACGGCCTGTCCGCGTAATCACCCTTTGTGATTACCGAAATCACGGGACTGATAAACGGGCTGGCCTGCGTTCTCAAATAGGAGCCGCCGGTTTTATACATGGATTCGTCCGGGTAGATCAGATACTTCGTTTTCCCACCGCTGCCCGCGCCGATCTGGTAAATTCGCAACGGCAGCCGGGTCATGGTCAGGAACGGACTGCCCCAGGCGAAAGTCATTCCAGCGACGCGGAACTTTCCAAAATCGCTCTGCATCGGGTTCCAGCCGCCGCCGCCAAGAGCGACGGGAACGCCATTGAGCTTCTTTTTGTCCCCGAACAACTCGTTCAACTGTTGGTTGGCCAGCATCAGTCCGGTGAACACGGCAAAGATGCTCGCCTTTTCCTTGAACTGATTCGTGGCGAACCATTTTTCCGCCTCCGTCATGTTCTTCATCTTGAGCAGGCTGTTGACGGCTCGAACTGGGTCTGTGGCTATCACCGCGACGCGAGAGGCTTCCAGCTTTGGCGCGAACAGAGCGTAGTGCGCGTATTTGCCGACCACGCCGCCGCCGGTCTTGGTGACGCCGGTAATGTGGTTGACGGAATCGGCGATGGCCTTCGCCAACTCTGGTGATTTTTCCGATTCGGCCAGTTTGTTCCAAGCGTTGTCGAACAAATCCTGCCGCAGAATTTTCAGAACGGAATAGCCGCGCGTGCCCATGCCGACGACTCTCCCCAAATGCGCCTTGTCGAGCTTGGCTTTGAACCACGCGGCCATTTTTGGAAATCCCTGCGCCAGCTTCGGGTCGCTGAAATCCTCCATCTTGCTCATGTCATTCACCAAACCGGCGCGCTGGGCAACGGTGTAATTCGGTCGCCGGGCTATCTCGTGCTGCTGCATCTCGTAGTATTCGGGACTGAGCACTAGATGATACATCCTGCCGAAATTGTTTTTGAAAAGGATGGGATGCGTGGCGACGACGAGCGGCGCGTGCGTGCCCAGTGCAACGGTGCCGTGCAACCCGGTTTTGAGCGTGAACAATGTCCGCGCCACGGTGGGCAGCGACTTTTGCAGCCACGTTTCTGTGGCATGATTGACCCAGTTTTTGGCAAATTCTTTCAACATCCGGGCTTGGCGCTGTCTCTGCCAAACATCGTCGGCGGCGCGGCGGACTGGCTTCGTCTGCTCAAGCCCGCGCATGATGTCTTTGACTGGCAGCCCCAAATCAATCGCCAGCTTGTGAACGATGTCAGGCCGGCTGTCGTTGCCTTTGTCAATGTATTCGGTCTTGGCGCGCGTCCAGAGCGTTTTGACCTGAAGCGGGGTCATCGGCTTGCCGGATTCGTAATCACCGAACGCTTTGCGCTGGCTTTCCAGATCGGCGGCGACCTTGACCGGCGTTCCCTTCTCGGCAATCCCGTCAATGGCGGTCTGCAAGCCAGCCTTTGCCGGTTCCGTGGCTTTGTCCGCCTCATTGACATCGGCGGCAAGTTTTCTGGCGGTCTTGGCCTCGGCGGGATTCAGGTCGCGCCCGGAGATTTCCCGGAAAGCGCGGTTGATGCCGGTGAAGGAGCCGGTGTCAATGTCCGTCTCGCCTTGCTGCGCCATGCCCTGCTTGTGCCATTCAGTTTGAATTGGCTTAGTGCGCGTGTCCCAGTCGGACAGGGCTTTTTGAGCGGTGCGATATTGGATTGAATCTGTGCCGAACTTTTCCTCGACGGAACGCGCGGATTTGGCCAATTGCTCGCCATAGGCGCGCGTGAACGAAATCAAATCGAATGAGGTTGCCCGCGTGCGCTCGAATTCACGCATGGAAACTTCCGGGTCAGCGCCCATAGCAATCAGGTCTTGACCCCATTTGACCGCTTCCTCTGCGCTGACTCCCTGGCCGGTTGGCACGGGAGCCACCTGTCCGGCGGCGGCGCGGGCCTTGCGCACGCGCTCGGCCACGCCGTAGATGTCTTGTGGTGCTCCCGTCGTTCCAAAATCCTGAGGTCGCGGATGCGGAACATCGCCGCCCATTGCGACCATTTCCGGCTGCGCTGCCGCCTTCGGTTTCGTCAACTGCTCCAAAGCGTCAATCGTTGAGGCGTTGACCGACGCGGACGGCTTTCCTTTCTGCCGCCATTGGCCTTCGGTGTTTTTGTAGAAGGCTTTTCCAAAGGCGGACATCGGGGATTTGATGGTCGGCTCGGTCGGGGCTGGGGTTTCTGCGGTGCGTTCGTTCAGCAGGTTCAAGACTTCCTGCAATCGCGCCTTTTGCTTCTTGTCGAAACTCTTATAGGATTCGGGATCTTTGGCCATGACTGAAAGTTGTCTTTGGATGGTCTTGGCTGCCTGTGCTGAACCGCCATACATTTTTTCCGCTGCGTTGGCAGATTTGAACGGGTCAACCTCCTGCACAATGTCGCGGATGGCGAACAAATCGTTTTGGGTCAGCTTCTCGCCTCCAAAAGCCGTCTCGGTTTTTGTCGGCTCGACAAACTTGGCTTTCTCGCCAGCAAGGTTGAAAGGCGTTTCGGCGGCGGTCAAAAGTTCACCGGGCGCAGATTTTGGAGCGACACGAGCAGTAGGCTTCGGTGTCGGTTTTAATTTTCCCCCCACTTCGGTCACAAGGTCTGGATGCAACGGCCAGTTTTGCCAGCGTTGCAAATCGGCCTTCAATTCATTGACCCGGTTCAAAACACCAGCCGGATCTTTCACGTCCACGCCTAGTTTGGAGGCGGCTTCGGGTCGTTTGGCCGCGCCTTGAACGGAACGGATTTGATCTGTGATTTCCGTTTGGCGTGCGGACGCTTTCGAGGCCATTGCTTCGGCCTGTTTGATGGCGGTTTCGTCGCGGCCAAATAAATCAACTTGCTCGGCGGTGCCGCCGGTCTGTATCTGGACGGCCTTGATGAAGTTCTCGATTTCGGCTGGAGATCGGCCCTTGAGCGCCTGCTTGATGCCCATGCCCTGAAGATCCGCGTTGCCGGGCGCGGCGCGGGCGATGGCTACGGCTTTTTCGGTGGTGATTTTACCGTCCCGCCAAAGGGCATAGACATCATCGCTGGAGTCTTTGCCAAGTCGCCAGCCGTTCTCGCCCTTAGAGCGCGAGAGTAATCCCCGCGATCTAGCATCGGCCTCCGTGAGCGAAGGGGTGTTTTTGAAGTAGTGCGCATAATCTTCTACACTGCCTTGAGCATCGCGTATATTTGCTTCGGCGTCAAACGTTAAAGCCTGCTCCTTGGTGAAGCCATCGGCTTCACGCATGATTTGCGCCGGTATAGTTTTCTCGCCCGTGCGCCGGGCCAGATCGAGGCGATGTCGTCCGGTGATGATTTCTTTTTGTCCATTCAACCGCTCCCAAAGGACAATCGGCGCGGTGCCGACGCGCTGATAAGCGCCGCCGAGACGTTCGGAAGCCACGATGCCGGTCTTTGGGTCGGCTTCAAACTTGAAATTGGGAACGTCCTTGGAAAGTTGGACTTCGGAGACGGGAACTTCGACGACCGGATGCCGTTCGGTATCCGCAATGTAAGTTGTCGAACCGGGACCGGCGACTGCCGCTGCGATTGGCTCGGGTTTGGCTGGCGTTTCAGTTGGCGCGGCTTGAGTTGGAGGTTTTGCGGCTCGAAACACCTCGGCTTTATCGTTGGCAAGCTTCAGGACTTCTTCCGGGGTTGCTCCTTGTTTTGCATAAAAACTTGCGCCATAAGCGGGGTCGCTTTTGGGCAGATTTCGGAACGTGAATTGATGCAGTTTTATGTCACCAGATTCAAAATCAGCGTCGTAAGTGAATCCGTGTTTGTCGCCTATATTCTTGATGGTGGGCGCTGCGCCGGACGGAGCCGCAGTTTCCGGCGGAGCGGTAGTTCCAATGTTTTGATCTTTGACCGGTTCCGAAGGCGTTTCGGGCGTCAGTGCCAATGCACCGGCTTGGGCTTCTTGTGGGGCTTCACTCGTTCCGGCAGTTTCCCCTTGTTGTCGAAGTGGTGCTTGCGTGCCCACTCCGGCCCCTTGTTCGCGTAAATCCACGCCCTCTCCGCTTGCGATTTTGCTGGCATTTTGTGACTCACTTTCTGTTGTTGGTTTGATTTTTCCTTTGAAAGCTCTCCCGGCCATTCCCGTTCCGATTAGTGCTTGGCCGATGTTCTCGACCAACTGGCCGGGGGTCATGTTCGGGTTGTTGATATTCTGCCGCACGGCATCGACAACCATCTTCACGCCCTGTGCCCTGAATCCCAAATCCATCAGTTTCTTGGCGACGGGAGCCATTTTCGCGGCGAACTGTTCTTCTGCGGTGGCCACTGCCGAGCCTCCGCCAGTGGCAGCCATCAAAGCAATTCCGCCGGGGCTTGCGATAGAATCAGCAATTTCAGATGCCAAATTCTGAACTCCCTGCATCACCGTTTTGGGCTGGTCAACGCGCGGAATGATCTGTTTCTTGTTCGTGAACAGCCCCATTGCCCCGGCGTCACTGGTTGTCGGAGCGGATTGCAGAGCAGGAACGGCCGCCTTCTCCGCGTCAGTCCGGCCAAGCAGTGTCTCGACCGGCTGTGACGTGCGCAGGGCGTGAAAGGCGTCTGACGCGCGCTGGCGCAGCGTGGGCGTGTAGGCCGACATTTGTGCCGTGTCGAAGCGCGGCGGTGGCGTGGCGGTGGCCGATTTCGTCTCGGCGGGTGCCTTGCTGTAAAGATCCCACGGCTTTTTCTGGGCGAACTGCTCCCACGGCTTCTGTTTCGTGGAATCCTCGGCGTCAACCGCATCCGGGAGTGTGGCAATGTCGTCCGCCATAAAATCACTGCACTGGACTTGGCTGCGAGGGAGCTTCCATCCAATTTTTCTGGTCGGCTGGATCGCCGCCTTTGAAGACGTAACCATTTATCACGTCTCCTTGTTTGGGCAAACCCGGCGAGGACGGCGCGGCGGGAGCAGGACCTCCGGCGGCGGGTGTTGGTGCTGGCGCGCCGGGCGCGGCGGCGTGGAAAGCATCGGCAAGTGATGCTCTAATCGGAATTTTTTGAGTCACGGAATAAGCAGGATGCGCGGGGACTGCCGGGACATCTGGAACGGCAGCCACGTTTTTATCACCAAACCAACTCTTAGGATTCAACAAGCTGCGGGAGTAAGCCGGAGATCCCGGAACCGCCGGGATTTCATCGGCTTTCTCAAATCGTTCCGTGACGGTTTTTTCCGGTCCCGGTCTTGCCGTGGCTTGTGCCAATGCCGGTGTCCATGCGCGAGGATATTTGGCGAGAGCTTCGGCGGGCGTCATGCCGCCGGCAACCGCCATTGAGTAATTCTGGCGGTCGGCCAAAGCCTGGGCTTTTTCCGCCGTATCCTGCTGAACCTTTTTCGCCGTCTGGTCTATCCGTTGCTGGCCAAGGCCGATTTGCGCCTGTTTATAGGCGTTGGCCACGGCGTCCTGGGTCTGGCGGAGCATGAAATTCTGCTTGGCCGTTTCCTGCCCGGCCTGAAATTCCATCGCGGTCTGCTTTTGCTGCGCTTCGAGCCTCTGCTTTGCAAGACCAAGCTGCTGCGCGGCCTCTGCCGCACTTTGCGCCAGTCGCGCGCCTTCCATCTGGCCTTGTTGTGAAATTCGCGCGCCTTCCAAATCGCGTTCTTGTGCCAGTCGCGCGCGTTCCAAATCGCCTTGTTGTCCCAGTTGCGCGTTTTCTTGCCCCGCGCGGACGCCCGCTTCGCGCGCTTGCACGAACTGCGACGGTGAGACATCGAGCCAGGGAGGAATTTGCATAAATCAATTATCCGGGTGGGTTTCCGGGGTGTGTTTGTCCCAATGCGTCAGTCCACGAATTTGTTACCGTGGGGGCTGTGCTTGTCTTCGTTCCGGCGCCTGGATTCGTAAGCTGCCGATAAAGATTCGATGCCCCTGCTTCCTGACTGACGAATGCCGGGTCCAAAAATTGCAGGTAGTCCTGCATCTGCTGGTCGGCGGCTGCCTGTGGATTCGGCGCGGCGGCCATCGTGGCATTGTATTGACCGAGACTGGTCAATAGGCTGGGATCAAGTTGTAGCCCACCCAGCCCGCTCGCGGTGTTGAGATAGTTGTTCTGGCCGGTCTGTTGCTCCTGCATGGAAGTCAGGCCAAGATTGCGCAAACTCATATTTTGGGAAAGTCCACTGCCGGGCATTCCCGAACTGACGCCCCACGATGCCGCCTGATCTTGGATCTGCTTGATGACATCCGTGGGCACGACGCCCGACATTTGCTGGCCGATTAGATTCGCATTCTGGTTGGTGAGCGAGGACAACTGGGGCAGGACGCCCGAAAGCTGCTCGTAAGTTGACGGCGGGGTTGCCACAGCACCGGGCACGGCACCGTATGCGCCGGAGCCGGCTTGGGTTGTCGGATTGGCCGAGTAATTGGCGAGGACTGGATTTTGGATAGCCATATTAAATCATTCCTAAGGTTTTGCGGTTTAGACTTTCTCTACCGAACGGGCGGAAGGTGACGACGAATTGTTCATCTGGCACGCGGTCACGAAGCTCGTAGTTCAATTCTCTGAAAGCGTCTTTCTCCCACTGAAGGGAACGGTCGGCATCTCCCTTTTCGCGGTAACGGATGCTCTGAATCATGTTGGAGATGGCGTCCTGATTTTCGATCAAAACCAAATCGTTATCGTTAAAGACAGGGATAAATGCCAATTTTACGAGCGCGGTGATTTGCCGGACACAGCCGCAGGGGCCGACGCCTCCAAGTATTTTGCTGTGTTGATAATCCGGGGAGGTTTCCGATGGGTCATATTGGGCCAAATCGAAAACGTTTGGGGTGAGATCGGGATTCAGGTTGACGCCATCCCATTGATAGAGCCGGACGACGCCTTGCGTGCGATCCTTCAGCACGCGCGTAATTTTCTGAAACTTCATCGGCGACTGGACGTAGGGCAGCGCGAGCGTGAGGGTAATGCCATCGCTCCACATGCCGTTTATTTTTTGGCGCACGTCTTGGCCGTTGGAGTCCACGCCAAACAGGGTGATGGTCTTGACGAGATCGGCTTGGACGCTGGGATAAACCAGAACGTAACGCGACTGGCCGCACGGGATGGGGTTGAAAACTGGTGTGGTGCCGTCAAAGACGGTGGTGTTTGGAAAGTCATGCCGATGGCCCGGAGTCAGGCCGAAGCTGCCCAGATCAATGCCGGACCAGTCCATGAATTGAAACCAGCGGTTGGCCAGTTCGGAATAGTGGCCGTTCCGGTTCACCGCGAGCACGGTGCCAACATAACGCGGCCAGGTGATGCAATTGTCATAGACGCAGCCTCGCATGGGTTGGACGGTGCCCCACCAATTGCCGCGCCGCATCAACTGGCGCACGGCTTGGTTGACGTAGCCCGTGAAGTCCGGGCTGGTCACGCAGAAACCCGCAATCTTGCTGCAAGGTCCTTCTTTGAGTTGGCCGTATGTGAGTAACATCTTCTTTTCCTATCGTATTGAATTTCGATTTTGGCAATAGGAAATCAAACGGCGATGAAAGTTCCTCCTTGCTGGAAGCAGACGCTTTTGAGCGGGCCTTGGGGAGCGGCGGGTGAAAAATAGCCCCAATTGACGCCGTTGGTGGAGTAAAAATAAACAAGCTGGCCGTTTGGCACGCCCAATATGCCCTGGCTCGGAGTGCCGATAGAAAGAGAAGCTGCCCCTATAAAGAGCTTCGTGTCCGAATAATAGGTCACAGACAAAAGCGTGCCACCGGGAAAAGAATGCGAGCCACCAACCGAAAGATGCGTAGTCCCGACGAAAACCCTTCCGAAGAATGAACCGCTGCCGCGGACAAAAACAGAACCGCCGCCCAAGGGCGAAACGGTTGCATACTGTCCCATTGTCACCCCAGGCGCAGAGTCTCCCAACGCATGTAAAAAACGAAGGAGCACTGTTCCGTATGGATTGGTGAAGCTGCGCGAAACCACGGTGAAAGTGCCAACGTGAACGCCATCGCTGATGACCACGCTTCTGCCGGGGACCAAGGACATCCGATTTGAATCATACACTTGAACGGTGACAGTGGCATTTGCGGCGGGAACGACAAAGCCTCCGAGTTGATTGACTTGTTCAAACGAACCGTTGTTGTCCTCGCCCGTCCACTTCATCTGGCCGTAACACATGATCTGTGTCCAGTTGATTCCGTCCGATGAGCGATAGACATTTCCAAGCCCGGTTACGACGACAAACACAAAGACTCCAAAGGCAATGGAAACAAAATTCTCAAGTGATGGAAAAGAATGTGAGTGCCATGTTTTTAGATCGGGCGACGTGTAAATAAAACCGACGCCTACGACGACATACTGGAATCCCCCGAAGGCAATGTCGTAGGCGGTAAGATTTTGGGGGATGCTGGTATGGGCCGTCCACGTCGCGCAATCTGAACTGGAAGCGACCTCTCCGAACTTGGAGACAATCAGAAAAAGATTGTTGGCGAATCGCGGCTGCGTCGAGGGCGACAAGGTTGTGACTGGCAGCCACGTCGTTCCATTACTGGAATAAAAACTGGTTCCGCTTCCGTTCTGGTTGGTTTGGCAGACGAGAAATACCCCGCCGCTGGCGCTGCCAAAAACGACAGAGTTCAAATCGCCGTTGTTTTCAGTCAGGGGCAGGTCGACTTCCGTCCAGGCAATCGCATTAGAGGAAGAATAAATTGTCGCCTGTCCGGTGAGGCGGTGTTTGGAAGTCACGACGAACTTGCCGTTGCCGTAGGCAATGTCGGTGAGGCCGGCGGCGTTGGCGATGGTGGAAACGACCGACCAAGTATAACCATCCGTGGAGGCATAGACATTATTGCTGCCGTCCCGCGTCATGTAAAACGTGCCGTTCAGGCCGTGGACATCGGCATTGAGATAGCGGATAAAGTTGAATTTGTAGGCAAATGGGTCTTGAATTGGGGGGCCTGGCTCAAGAACTTTGGCGTGAGACGAATCGCTATATTCCTGATTCGGTAGAAGAACCATGTTGACTTGAGCGAAGATTCCAATGACCGGCGCCTGGTCTTGCTCTAACACGGTGATACTAATGCCAAAGAGGTATGGTTCGACATGCCAGGTTCCCTTGGCTGGCATGTTGGTGCTCCCCGCCCCAAATTCGGGGAAATCCGCATAGACTGTATGTGGTGGACTGCTTCCAGTGACAAGTTTGTAGGTGCCTTCCGGCGTGTAACCGCCCAACTTATACCAGCAGCCGGCCTGACCCCCAGGATTACCTCCAAATTCAGAATTGATCTCAAGAAGCCAAACGAGAATGCCGTTAACGCAACGGACGGTGAACTGGAACATTCCTGGCGGCTGACCTCCTACGCTTGGTACGGCATAAGCTTGTTCTGTTTCAGCGACATAAGCTGCGGGGGTTACGGCAAAGCGCATGACTCGGCCGAGACGGCAAAAAACAGGGTAACAAAGGTCGGCCCGCCAAATATAGGCCCCACCTATAGGGTTGGCTATGCTGGAAGGACTGGTCCCATAGGTTGGGAAAGCGCCGTCCCACCAAGGATCGCTCGCGCCGCCATACGTGAGTATAGGGTTGGTGCGTGTTGATCCCGCCGCCGCGACTGCGAGCCAAGCCGCTTGGACCAGACTGGTTGGAATACTTGATCCACGCTTCCAGTCTTTGCCTGCGCCGTTTGGACCAAACCCATAGCCGTCGTAGAAATTGGCAATTTCCACGCCAGGCGCGGGCAACCATTGATTTGCTGGCATGATGGCCGTCAGAATAGTCGGGCAATCGCAAACCAATGTTCCGTTCAAAAAAGCAGCCTGAACAAATGAGTCGAGCGCCTTTTGGGCGACGGCGTTGGCGGCGTCCTTATCGGTCCCCCGATAAATCCCCGCCGCCCCTTCAAAAGTGGAACCGTCCCAAGTTATCCAGCCGGGCAGCGCGGCTGAAGAAATGGGCGTGACTCCGGGCGGACACAAATCGCCAGACGAAACCGCATCATTCGTGTAAGGGAGTGGTTCGTTTGAAGATTGATTTACGACGGCTACGGGCGCGCAAGAAAGTTCCGGGCACGGCGATTCAGGGTTTGCGTTCATCGGGTTGTTACCAGAGCGTCCCTTCGGCGGTGATGATGGCGGCTTGGCCATCGGTGACAATGTTGTTCAAGGCGGCGGCGGCGGTGGTCGAGCCGGGAATCCAAGCATTGCCGTTGCTAGAAAAATAGACGTTCCCGGATTGCCCGCAAGCGACAAAGCTTCCGTTGGCAAACACCACGCCGACCAGAGCGCTTTCGGCGACACCTAAAGTCCCCCCCACCGTCCACGAAATTCCATCAGAAGAAACGGCAGTCCAAGAATGGTTGCCGCCGCTTGAATAAAATCCGACCGCGACATAGGTGTTGTTGCCAAACGCGATGTCGCGGCATTCATAGCCGGCGGGAAAGGCACCTTGCGTCCAAACTCCGGCAGGATTGCTTGCGGACCAAACGTTGTCTGCAAAACAGGCGTAGAATTTGCCGTTGAGATACTGCACTTTGCGGCAGGACGTTGAACCTTGAACCGATCCATAGGCCGTCCAATTCACCCCGTCAGCCGAAACAACTGGGTGCCCAAAATTATCAAACCGGCAAAACGACCCGCCGCCAAAGCAGACTGAATAGGACGGAAAAACGGTAACAAGATCGTCATGCTCGGTCCATGCGATTCCATCGAGGGATTTATAGACGATGCACCTGAAAGGCACGGTCAGTTGCGCTCCAACGGCAACATAAAAGCCGCTTCCGTAGGCAACGTCGTAAATCAAGCCCGACGCGCCCGCCAGCGGGTTGGTCCAAGTGAGGCCGTCCGTGGATGAAAAGATTCCGTTGACGGAGGATCGGGTTAAGAAATACTTTCCGTTCAGATAGCGCAACTGCATCGCGTCGGTCCCCAGCAGGCTTGTTTGTTCGTCGTCCTTGAGAATGTTGTAAGGCGACAGGCAGACAAAGTAACCTGCGGCGACTGCTTGATTGGCCCATAAATCCAACGTCTTTTGGGCGACAGTATTGGCGGCAGCCTTGCTATCTCCCCGGAAAAGCCCGGCGTTCCCAACGAGTTGATTATTGGAAAAATCGTAATAAATCCAGTTCGGTCTTGGCAGGACGCCAAAAATTGGAGCCGGGGTTCCGACTGGACAACTGATTTGGAAAAACACCAGATCGTTAAAAACAACTGGCGTTGTGATCGGACCAGATTCGCCGGTCTTGTTGCACAGCGGCGGTTCAAACTCGTATTCGGGCACGAGCACGGCTCCGAGTTTTGCACCCTGAAAAACACAATGGCCAGTGAAGGTGAGACGCAACTGGAAGAAACGGGCTTCGCGAGCGGGCTTGTTGTTGAACTGGACGCACTGCGACGCGCTGGGTTCGCCGAGGCCGATGCGGGAACGGTATTGGTTCTCCAAACCAGGGCCGACGGCCGAGCACACATAAAAACTCGCCCACGGATACCAGCAGGGGGACCAGTCGGGCCGATATTCAACGGTGACATCCACGCGCCCTTCAATGTCGGACAGATAAATTTCACCATCCACAAGCCGCGCAAGGTCGAACAGACCCTTTTGTTTGCTGCCCATGAAAATGGTTGGCGACTCAAACTGCCAGGTGATCGGGAGAATTCCACTATCCAAGTGCTCGTCGCCGGTGGGCAGCAACTCCCACAGTTCAATGATGCCGCTGCCGGTGTCGGAACAAAAGGCAAAGGCGCGATTCGAGCCAGAAAACCTGACGAGTTGGAAAATTTTCAATCCGCCCCATACGCCATCATAAACGGACGCTGATTTGTTTTGCAGCGAACTGATTTCATCGAAGTTCAGCGCAAAGAGATTCGACCAAACGACGCCTTGAGCCGTCTGGACTGGATTGGCCGTGCTCAAGCGCCGGTTGTCGAAGACAATTCCTGAATCAAAATTCATCAGGGCCAGATTCTCTTGTTCCGTGACGCGCAACAGCTCAAGACTGATGGGCGTGTCGCCCCAGCGGTTGAAGTCGAGGCGGCTTAGAATCAAAGACCGGATTTGGCCGTCCGGTGAACGAAAGAGAACATCGGCATTTGAATTGGTCAGTGTGTATTGGCCGGCGCCACCAGCGCCTTTCAACGCCTCGGTGAGAATCGGGTTGGTAAGACTCTGCCAAGTGGTGCGGTCCACGGGTGCTTGGCAACTGAACACGTTTCGTGAAGTGAATACTTGAAGCGGTCCTTGGCCAAGCGAGACATCGAGTGTGGCGGTGAAGATCAAGCCGCGGATTTCTCCGACACTGCCAGGCACTCGAAATAATCCACCGCCGGCGAGATAAAGATTTTCTGTGATTTTGAGAACAGCGTCGCGGAAATTCAGGTTGGGAGATCCGCTACTGCCCCCCACAATGTCGCCTGCAAGGAAACTAATGCTGTCGGTCATCACTTCCCAGACGCGGCCCATGCCGTAGGCGAGCATCCGGCCCGCCGGCAGTTCAGGGATGCTGTAGATGCTTGCTGGCGCGGTAATTGATGGTGGCGTGGTGCCAGGCGTTCCCACAGTGTCATTGATGTTGAGCAGTATGATCGAATTTGTCGGAGTGCCGGAGCCGGCGGCGGTGATGATGTAGTGATCCCCGTTAATGCTTAAGATGGCGGGCAGCGGGCCGGTGTATTGATTGACGAATGACAGCGTGCCGTTTCCATCCACGGGCGGGGCTGTAAATGGGGTGCTCAAGGTTCCGACATTTTGCAACGGCGCTCCGCCCGGCTTGAAAACCATCAAAGTGTTTTTGGCGACACCCGTTGGCGCGGTAAGGGTTCCGCCGGGACTGGAAAAAAGATTCAACTTCAAACTAATGCTGGTCGTGTCCGCGCCCATGACCTTCCAGTTGTAAAATGCGGAATCTTGCGGTGGCCAGTTCACAGTGGCTCCGATAGGGCCGGTATAGGGAGGGGAGACGGAAATCAAACCGAGCGCAAAAACGGTTCCGTCGGGAATGGAGATCGGACCGACTGGTGGCGTAGTATAGACGGCGGCAATGTTTGGGTCGTAATAAACCACCGTTCCGCCGGGGTAAATGGTTCCGCTGGCGGCGTCAATGTTCTGAACAGCCGGCAGATTGGAGTTGGGCGGAGCGATCACCTGATACGTCGCGCCACCAATGAGAACTGTTTCGCCGAAATAACCGAGGAACGGTCCGATCAATGTGGCCGTGCCCTCAGCGCCAATAGCCGGGACCAGGAAATTCAGGCTTGTCGTCCCCAGAATTATTTCTTGGCCGCCGATTGAACGCCGGGTAGTTGAGCCGTCATATAACAACGGCAGGCTCGCGCCGTCGTTGACGATCATGAAATTCTCCGCCTGTTTCAGCCAAGCTTGAGGCTGGTTGACCGGGTTCGGGTCGCCCGGAATGGAAATGTTAGCCACGGTTGCGTTGCCCTTCGCGTCCGGGATGATATTGAACAGTTGTCCGCCGATGGAACAAATCAGCGATTCGAGGCCAACGTCGGGCTGATAATTCTCGGCACCCTGCCAGAGAGCGTTTTCAAAAAGTGTTTGCAGTCCCAAATCGCCGCCGAAGTTAAGTCCGATTCTGCGCCAAGCTGGCCGGTCGGTCGCAAAGCCGCCGCGCACGGTGACGTTGGCGGCGTAGCCCATCTGGTTTTTCGGCAGCAACGTCGGCGCAACGCCGGAGTCCATGCCGGCCGCGAAATCGCCGAAGCCATCATAGATTACGTTGGAGACTGGGGTAGCCACATCAGCTTAGGTCAGTTCGACAGCCGAGAGTGAGCATTCAATCGCCTCGATGCTGCCGGAATAGGGCAGGTTAGAGATGGAAGCCATCGCCTGAAGAATATCTGAAACGCCTTGGCCGGTGTAGGGCACACTCAAAATGGTAATCTCTCCAATGGTGTTGGTCTGGCCGCTGACGACGGCGGTTTGAAGATTTCCGACAGCGTTTGGAATGTCGCCTGCCGTGTTGTTGGTCCGTCGGATTTTGAAATTGATGGCCTCGTTGCCAATCGTTGCGCCGACATAATCGAACCGGCAGCGCGCGAACAGAAGATATTTTTTACCACTGGTCGCGGACAGGGTGAGAGTGATGCTGCCAACTTGAGTGTTTGGCGTGGTGGTCAACGCCTGGGAGAGTCCAACGGCGGCGCTGATCGTGCCCAAGACGGTGAAGCCGGATGTGCCATTGGCTCCAATCAAGCCCGAAGGCGATACACCGGCCCCGGAATTGATGGTTGCGCCGGTGCTCGAATCGCCCGTGTAATCCAGATATTCGAGAACAACGGAATTGCTGGACGGAATCGAGACGACGGTAAAATTGGCGAGGTTTGAGCCGTCCGAGATGAACACATTTTGACCCGGAGTCATCCAAGTTGAATTGGTCACGGACACGGTGACGTTGGCCGCAGCGGATGGCAGGCTGAAAGGGGCTGTGGTGATCGTGAAGGCATTAACGCCATCGGCACCCGCCACGCCGTTCGTGCCGCCCGAACCCTCCGGCCCAGGGACGTTGACCGGCGGTGTTGGACAGGGCTGGCAACAATCGTTGAGTATTGACATGCTTTAATGTTACCGTTGCCAAGCTTTCTGTCTAGTGGCAAATTGTCAAAAGTGATTTACTCCGACCAATACGGCGCTCAGTGGCCGCGCAAGCCTGACGACCTGAAAATCGAGTTTCATCAGATTCAACTCAAATGGAAACAACATCTGGCCGGCACTGATTGCGCCGATGTCCTGCTGAAACATTATCTTGCCGCGCGCAAACTCATCTGGCCCGACCGTTATTGCCATCGCTGGACGGAATTGATCTATGAGCAGGTGATCAAAAACGCCATCGTGATCCTCATGGGCAGTGCCTCGTCTCAAAAAACGGCGCACGCCTCCGAATTCAACCTGATTGATTACTGGCTTTATCCGAACGAAACCGCCGTATTGGTTAGCAGCACGACGCGCGACAAATTGGAAGATGCGGTCTGGGGGGAAATCAAGCACCTCTGGAAGGCGGGAAGGGAACGGTTCCCGTGGCTGGCCGGACACATGATTGACTATAAGCAGCGCATTTCGACCGACGAGCGCGGAGCCGATTCCGATGATGCGCGCGATTTGAGAAAGGGAATTTTTTGCAAAGCTCTGTTCGTAGGAAAACAATATGTCGGGCTTGGCGGCTTTTCCGGCATCAAGCAAAAGCGCATCCGATTACAGGCAGACGAATTACAATTTTGCGCACCGACGTTCCTCGCCTGCCTGCCCAATCTTCGGAGCAACACGCGCGCTGGCGGTTTGAAGGTGATCGGCAGCGGCAATCCACGTCACGACCCGAATGATCAACTCGGCATGGCGGCAGAGCCGCTGGAAGGCTGGCCAGCCATGGACGGCATCGAGAAAACGACCGTCTGGCCGATCAAGTTGCTGGGCGGCGTCTGCGTGAACTTGATCGGAACGGACAGCCCTAACTTTGACCAAGACTTTGACAAATATCCCGGACTGATCGGGCACGAATATGAGAAAATAATCGCGCACGATTACGGCAAGGATTCGCCCGAATACGAAACTCAAATCCGTGGCCGGATGCGGATCGGCCTGGAACATTCTCGGGTCATCACGCGGCAGCTTTGCCGGTTGCATCATGCCGGTGAAAAGGCGGTCTGGGGCGGCAAACCTCGAACCCGGATTTACGGCGTTGACCCAGCCTATGGCGGCGGCGACCGCTGTATAGGCGGATGGATTGAATTTGGAGAGGGGGCCAGCGGCCTGCAAATCCTGCGGGTGAATCCGCCGCGCATCTTAAAAATCGTCGTCAACCCGGATTACCCGCCCGAAGAACAGATTGCCGATCTGGTGAAACTGGACTTGGAACAAAACGGCATCCCGCCGGAGAACTGTTTTTACGACTCATTCGGTAAGGGCACCATCGGTTTTGCCTTCGCGCGCAAATTCGGGGCGAATCCTCCGGTGCCCGTGGACGCGGGCGCGCGGCCCACAGAGCGCCCGGTGCGCTACGACCTGTGGCTGACTGAACGCGACGGTCGGCGGCGGCTCAAGCGGTGCGATGAGCACTATTCCAAGTTCATCACAGAGATGTGGTTTTCGGTTCGCGAGACGATTGAAAGTGAGCAGATGTGCGAACTGCCGGAAGATGTGATGCTGGAAGGCTGCTGGCGTGAATACAAGACCGTGGCCGGCGACCGCATCGAGGTCGAGCCGAAGGACGAATTGAAGGAGCGCATGGGGAAAAGCCCTGACCTTTTTGACCATCTTGCGATTTGCTGCGAAGGCGCGCGGCGACTCGGTTTCAAAATCAAACGGCTGGGCATGGATGTTCCCGTCGAAGATTCAACCTGGGACTGGTTTTGGAAGCGGCAAGACCAGTTGAAGGAGCAGAGAGCGAAGCACGCTCTTACTTTTTGATGATGCAGTTGATTTCGTGCTCGTGGACCATGCGTAATTCGACGCCGTTGAAATCAATTTGGCTGGCACTGTAAAAGTTGAACACGACTTCATCGCCGACTGCGACGGTCATGGGGATGCGGACGCCCTGCTCAGACCAACGGCCCGGCCCGATGGCGACTACGATGCCTCGCGTCGGCTTGTCCTTGGCCAGTTCTGGCACAAAGATTGCGCCGATTTTTTCCGGGGCTTTAATTGGTTCGATTATCACCCTGTCCGTCACTGGGAACAGGCTGCTGTAAGGGGATGACATTTTTGGGTTCCTCGGTTTTAGGTTTCGATTTCAAAACGGTTTCGGCGGTCTTGGCAAGAGCGACTTGTTCGGCAATTTGCGCGCCGCGTTTGATGGAATAGAGAACGTCCTGGGCGATGCCGGCCAGAACGGTATAAACGATGGCGGGATGCACGTCGTTCTTCGCAGCGTCGGTGACGATGGCGGCGATTTCTTTTTGGAATTGTTCAGCGGGATTTGTTGATTTGCTCATAAATTATCCATTTCCAGCCGCCAAGCGGTCAAACTCGGCGTCAATGTCGTCCAGCGTGGTTGCGCCTTTTTTCTTGCCGCCAGCTTCCACCCTGCGCGTCTCGCCGCGTCCGGGTGCGGACTGCTCGTAGCCGGCGAGTTGTTCGCGCAATTCCTTCAACTCGGTGTCCTTCTGGTTCAGGCGATACACCAGCCGGTCATGGGCGGCGGCGCGGTTGCGAATGGCACTATGCAACAGAGTCATTTCCGCCTGGGGCAACTGGCCATTCACCAGCTTGTCTTTCAGCGAGGCCGGCAGCTTGACAATTTCAGAGGGGTCAAGGATGCCGAACGCGAGGTCGGTCAGGCGCGTGCCGTAGGCCAGCAAGTCGTTGCCCTTGGTGTCGGCTGGATCGGTGCCGAACAATTGTGGATATTTTTCCGCAGCCAGTTTGTTCGCCGCGTGCCAACGCTCGCTCGCCTCCTTCTGCGATTTTGTCTGTAATTCCCGAAACTGGGTTTCCCTCGTGCCGGCTTGTTTGCGGAAATCCTCGATGGCCGTCCGCATCTGTGTGTGATGATCGAGCACCTTGTCGCGCTGCATGGTGATGCGCGCGGCGTTATAGCCGAAATGGTCGGCGATGAATTTGTTGGCCGTGTCCTCGTCCTGAATGGCCATGAGCGCATCCCAGTCAGCCTCGCTGCCCTTGCGGGTTTTGCCGGGTTCGAGCACCGCGCCGAATTCATCCGATTTGTCCGGGTCCTTGAAATTCAGAGTGGCGAGAAGCTTCTGGCCCTGCTCGTAGGCTTTCAAAAACGGCTGCTGGTATTTTTCCTTATATTCGGTGCTGCGCTCATAGTTTGAAAACTTGAGTTCGTTTTCCAGTTCGTCACGCCGTTTGTTCCAAGAGTCGCGATCTTTTAGCAACTGTTCCTTTTCCGTGTCGGCCTTGGGCTTGGAGGATTCGGATTGGAGCGTTTCGTATTTGCTTTTCCAGTCGGCGGCCTCGGTGCGAGTGCGGTCGAGTTCATCGCGCAAGGTGGATGCCTTGACCTTGGGCGGCAACTCGCCGGGCTTTGCTTGAGTCCCTTTGACTTCGGCAGGCGATTTGATTTCGTCTGGCTTCGTTTCAGGAGCGAGTTTGGTGTCTGGCGCTGGTTTTGTGTCGGCAGCTGGCTTGGCGTCGGGTTTAGGTTCGGGCGGGGCTGAAATCAGGGCGTCAAAACCGGCATAGGCGGAATCCATGTTCGGCCCGGACGATTGGGGCGAATGCGGGTTCGGCCCGGCGGGGGCTGCGGGGGCCGGGGCTGGTGCGGGAGGGGCGGCTGGTGCTTCGGCAGGCATAAATTTACGCTTTGGGATTCAGTTGTCCCATGGTTGTCGGTTTGGAGGCGGGGGAATCCTCATTCAACTTTTCGAGTGTGCGGCGGAAGGCGTCCGCGCCTTCCTTGCGCCAGCGATTGGCCGCAGCGGTTGCCACGTCGGCGGCAATGGATAGACACTGGTCATATTCCAGCGTGGCGGTATCGAGCGCGGTCTGCATCTGGTTGCTGTAAATCAAATCATTATAGCCGCGCGTCAGCGAGCGGTTCGTGCGGAATTTTTCGCGGGGACTCATAGGAATTTCGGCTTGCTCGCGCCGCCCTTTTTCTTGCGCGGACGATGGACTTTCAGCTTCCGATCAAAAACTGGCTCTTGATTTACGAGGCGTTGGCCGAAACGCTGTCCGCTGGTCGCTGGACGATTACCGGAAGATGGAGCGGGGGAGTTCATTTCTTCGCGCCTCCAACGGCTTTGCCGCCGGCGCGGGCACCACGCCCGCCGCGCCCGCCGCGCGAGCTTCCGCGTTTGCCGCCCATTTTGTCCGGGGCTTTGATGGCGGTGCTGTGGAGGTTTTGATTGGTGGCGTGGCTGCGGATGGCCTTCGTCAGAATCTTCTGCATGGCGAATGGCGCAACGGGAATGCCGCGCGGCAAAAAAGTCGGCAACGCGGGCAGGCTGGCGGCGGTCGGTTCGTTCATGGTTCGCAATGTCAGTAAAACACTGAAAGCGGGGGTTGTCAAGCGGCAACTGAAAAATAATGTTATTTTTCTCTTGACTAAAACACCAAATGTTGTCAATTCTCTTAAAGATGAAAACGAAGCTCAACATGACCGAGAAAATGAAAGCAAAAATCTTCGCGCTTGCCCCCGACTCGAAAGACTCTTTTGTTGTCAAGAGCCACCGCGAGATGACCGCGTGTTATCGCGCCGCCGAAACGCTTGGCCTGAAAATCGGACGCCAAGTTGATTGGGCGCGTGGCGGGTGGCGGGTGATTCGATTCACATAACCCGAAGAACGTCACGACCAAACCCTGATTATGAACACCCACAAATTATGTGTATCATGCCGATGGTTCGCTCTGGCACCAGCCAGCCAAGACGCCGAAAACGCGAACTGCAAACAACCGACCCTGCAAAAGACTTCGCCTGTGACGGGCAAGATTGAAATGCGATTTTGCGGCAACGAACGCCAGGGCATGGGCGCCTGCGGGCCGGACGCAAACCTGTTCGAGCAGAAACCGGAAACGACAAATTTATGAGCTTTGAAATTCACGCAGCATCGCGGCAGGGAATCAAACCGCTTGTCGGTTTTTACGGCAAGTCAGGCAGCGGGAAAACAATGTCAGCACTTTTGCTGGCGCGCGGCATCGCCGGGCCGACCAGAAAAATCACACTGATTGACAGTGAGAATGGTCGAGGGTCAATCTTCGCCGACCTGATCCCGGGCGGATACGGGGTGTTGAATCTCGATGCCCCATTTTCCCCGGCGCGTTACGAAGAAGCCATTGCCGAGGCCGAGAAATCGTCCGATGTGGTTTTGGTAGATTCGATGTCCCATGAATGGAGCGGGGAAGGCGGCGTTCTGGATTGGGCGGAAGAAGAATTGCAGCGCATGGGCGGCGGGGACAACAACAAGATGCGGTCGTGGGTCAAGCCTAAAATGGCGCACAAGAAGATGGTTCAACGCCTACTACGAAGCAAGTGCGCCCTGATATGCTGTCTGCGTGGTGAAGAAAAGACGCACATCACAAAGCCGGAGGCCGGACAAAAAGCAAAAGTCATCACCGACGAATTTTCAACACCGCTTTTTGACCCGCGCTTTATTTACGAATTGCTTCTCAACTTTGAAACGGTCGCGCACAGCGGCGTTGGCGGGTTTATTGTGCCGCGCAAGATAACGCATCCTTCGATTGCGGCGATTCTCCCGCGTGAGAATGAGCAAATCAGCATCAAGCACGGCGAAGCGTTGGCCGCATGGTGCGCGTCGGCGGGGTCGCCAGCAGGCGTTTCGTCACTATCGGCTACCGTGACAGCCCCTAAATCGTCTGGGGACGCGTCAGATGAGAAGCAAAAGCTGGAATTGGAGCTTTGGGGAGTCCTTAAATCAATCAGGACGCCGGGGAAAAAGGGATTTGCCGAAGTAAATGCGTGGCTCTGGCGCGAGGAAATTCTTGACGCCGCCATTGAACCGCCTCAAACAGTGGAAAGTTTGACGCCTGCAAAACTCCGTGAAGTCATTTCAAAGGCAAAGGCAAAACTTGGACAACTGGTTTGAAGTATGACAATAGATCACGCGCCAACAATCCGGGCTTTCGTCGAGGAACGATTGAATCAACTCCGCGCCCGGACTTCATATTATGAGGGAAAAGAAAATGTGATCGAGGAATTGGAGAATGTTCTAACGCTCATTGATGGCCTGAACAAGCAAAACGAACTTCTGACAAAGGCGCTGGGGATTTGACAAAACTCCAATTTGATTTATGCTTTCCTTGTGCAACGACAATCAAACTCTGCTCTCGCCCGCGAAGCCGTCAAACCGGCTGACTTCGCCTTTATCGGCATCGTTGCACACGCGGGCGGGAGCGTTCAAAGGTGCAACGATGAAAAAATGTTCTATAAAAGGATGTAACGGAAAACATCAGGCCAAGGGTTTTTGCTCTCCACACTATCACCGATGGAAAAGAACTCGAAATCCAAATCCTGATAAACCAGTCGGGGCTAGGACTGGAAAATTTAACAGTTGTTGGAGGGGTGGTGAAATTAATTTGATCAGTGGGCGCGTTCTTATTTATTCGCCCAATCACCCACATCCAAATACGGGTGGTGTTTATGTTTTTAGGTCTCGATTAGTCGTGGAAAAGCGACTTGGACGTTTTTTGCTGCCAAGTGAAATAGTTCATCATAAAAACGGAATCCGTAGCGATGATCGAGACGAAAACTTGGAATACATGACGCAATCAAGGCACGCAAAAATTCACAACGTGAATGGCAAATTCAGCCATGAAACAATATGTTCATAAATGCAAAAGTAATTGGAGCAAACCAAAAAAGAGGCGGCGCGAATCAACCTCCAAGGGGAGATAAATCTTTTATCATGTCCCGCACGCAGCTTGTGGCTTTCGCCTTGAATCCCGCCAAGTGGATTGACGGTGGAGAAGTCGAAGAGGAGTCCAAGGCGATGAGGTTTGGTAGTGTGCTGGATTGTCTGGCGACCACGCCGGACGAACTGCTGAAAAAGTTTGCCGTGACGCCCGAACTCTATCCGGCCACGCCGAAGAAAAAAGGCGACGAACCGGAAATGAAAAAGTGGCATTCATCTACATATTGCGACAAATGGAAGGCGGACAAAGAGGCCGAAGGATTCACCGTCGTCTCGCCAAGTCTTTTTGAGGATGCAAAAAAAGCTCATGCTGCCCTACACGCCAACAGTGCTGCTGCCGAGCTTATCGAATGCTCGGAAAAGCAGGTTTTAATCTCGGCGGATTGGAAGGACTCAAAAACTCGGCTGATGATTCCTTTCAGCGGACTGATTGATCTTGTGCCGCCACCGAATCACCCCGTCTGGGGCAAGAGCCTTGGGGACATAAAAACTACCGCTAACGCCAACCCTGCTCTTTGGGCTAGAAAAATTGACGATTCAGGATACGACGTTCAAGGTGCGCTTTACTTTGACATCTACCGAGCTGCTCGACCAAACGAGGACAGAACTGACTTTGTGCATTTGGTGCAGGAGAGTGTTTTTCCGTTCCATGTTGTCAATCCTATTCCCGCCCTAACCTCCGAATTTTTGTCGTGGGGTCAGGAAAAGTATCAGTCAGCCTTGGCGAGATACGCTCAATGTCTGGCGACGAGCGTGTGGCCGTCCTACGCTGTTGCCGGACTTCGATTCGGCCCGACGCAGTTAATCGGCCCGGACGAGCTTTGGAATTATCGAAAAGCCGGTGGAGTTGAAATGGCCAAGCGAATTGAATATCAACCCAAACTTGAGTCTGAAGATGTCCCGTCTTGAAACAAATTCCATGAGCACATTCAAGCGCGGGAATACTCGGCGTCGTCTTCAGCGACTTGTCGGGGCGTATCCAGAAGGAACCGCACTAATGAGAATGCGCAAAGGGAAAGAATTATTTGACTGGGCGGTGGCCGCCGCAGCCGATGACAACGAAGAAACATTGAAGGCACATGCTGGGCGTTGGATGCCCTTTGCCGAACTCATGGCCGTCGCCTTCAATCGCCCTAACGAATCAAGCTCTGCCACGAGTGGTGGGCAGGGCGTAACCAATGCAAACAAACCGTAAAATTAACGCGATGCCGCCAACCTCAAGGGACACCACTCGTTGTGCAGCAGCGCGTTGTTAGGCGTGTATGAACGAACAAACCGAAGCCCGACTGCATGAAATAATGAGCATCGCCAGAAAGCTGTCATGGCTCTACAAAAATCCAACTGGCTACCCAATGATGCAGGGCAGCGAAGTGGAAAAATGTATCCTGATGGCACTGGATGACCGCGAACTCGAACGCTTCCGAGAGGCGGTGAAGGATGCTGATGTCATCACCATCAACCGCAACATAAACCCTCAACACGCCTAACGCCACAAGCTGAGGCACAGCGGACTAGGCGCGTGGATTGCAATGACGGCGCTAACCGCTGTTGCCTCCAGCGCGTTGTTAAACGGCCCAAAAACGTGACGGCCAACGCACAGAAAACATGCTGCAACTGGCTGGCTTTCTGCCTGACGCTAGGATGGAAGAAAGATTCACTGGATGCGCTCGAACAAATGTGGTGGGACTACCATGACCGAACCGGAAAACTCGTCAGGCCGCACGCCGCTGATGAGCCGCGTGGCGCGCGTGAAAGTCACGCGGGCGCAAGCACGATTTCAGGTGGTGGCATTTTATGATCAGTGAACTTGATGCCAGCTTCTTCCTCCGTTTCGATATTCCTTAAAATATCGGCCAGAGATTCAACGCAGGCGTCCGCGCCGTCCGGCAACAGGTCGGCGAGCCTGTTCATTTCCTCCGCGACTTCGGTTGGAGTGTCGCCCACAGCCAGCAGCCAGCCGATTTCCTCAATGGACGGCCCGTCCGCTGGAAACCAAATCTTTCCGTCGAGTTCACAGCAGTCACAAACCTTCAGCCAAGGCTTGAGTTCATCCGGGAGAACGATGGAAGCCCAGGAATCTGACTCGCCCTTTATCTTGACCATGCACTCGGCGGAAAACTTGAAGCCGTAATCAGTGTCGACCAGTTCGCCATCCGCGCCGTGCCATAGTATTTCCGGCACGTTCGCGGCGGCTAAGAAGGAGGCGGTGGACGGCATACCGCCGCGCGCTGTGGCGTCAATGAAGTAGGCTTCGGCTCCGGTGACGCGGACTTCCATTGACCACTGGCAACTATATTCACTTTCGGCGAGAAACGGCGAGAACGCATCCATGATATGGGTAAGTTCATCGGGCATTTCCCGTTTGAGTGTGACGGCGGAGAAATAGGCTTCATCTTTTTGTTCAATTCCGTGGAGCATAGTGGCTGGCCACTGGCCATGCACGCAAAATGTGTCCGCGCCGATTTCGAGTTTGGTGTCAATCTTGTCGAAAACGAGGAATGGGACGTGTTCTTTCAAGCCGCCAAGCTTCACTGCCCAGAGGTCGAGATTTTCTGCGTCCTCGCGCCAACTGCGCCAGTGTTTGGTTTCCAAGCTTCCTCTCCAAAATGAAACCTTGATGAATTGATCCTTTTTGTCTTTGAGATAATCGGCCAAAGCCGAAAGACCGACAAGGCTACGATGGGGTGCGATTGCCAGACCAAGCTCGCCGAGTTTTTGGAAAAAGAATTCTCGGTTGGTTTCCAGTCTCATGCCGGCCCCGGCCCCCCAGACGCGGCAGCCTTGGGCGCGCAAATCAGCTTGCAGGCCTTGGTGGTAAATGTCCGGGAAAACCCATAGGTCAATTTTGTTTTTTATAGCCCACGGGTCATTACAGCGAATGATGTCATCGAAACCCGCGCCTATGATGCCTTCGTTCAGTGTCGGAAACGCCTTTTCAAAAGGCGTGTGGTAATAGACCTTTCCGAATCCACCGGGTTCGGCTAGTCGCCGGGCCAGCGGGAGAAAAAATCCGTGGTCAAAAACCAAGACCGTGCGGTTTGAAAAATCCTCGCTCACAAATTCAATTCGCCATAGGTGCCATAATTGACGGTGAGTTCTTCGCCTTCGGCAATCTCCCGTAGCGTGAAGAAGTCTCCATCCCGTTCTTCCATATTAGGAGTCTTGCTGTGGTTCAAAAACCATGCCACCCCACACGAGTTGAGACTGTGATTCGGGATGTCAAAAACGCCGTCATTTTCGGGGCACAAATCTACCACCAATTGCATGATGGATTTGGGAAGTTGGGCGGATTCAATAGCGGCTCTGGTGCAAGTTTCAAACACGCACGGCCTGTCCTCTTGCATCGGATTGATGCCCTTGGGGATTGGCCGGACGGCGATGACGCCTACGCCTTGGATTTTGCTCGCGCCGATGCGGCAGAACACTTTTGTTTTGAGGTCGTTTATGAATTCAGTTGCGGTGATCATAGTATTTTTATTGCTCCATTATTTTTTTGGTTTCTCTGGCCTGGCCATCCATGAAAGTGAAAACACCGATGCCAACCATCACGCTTATAACCGCGATGAGTAAAACTCCAAGCCAGTATCGGCCATGATCAAGTTCAAGGCCGGCCCACACACCCGTTGGCATTTCGAGGGCGTAAAGCACGGCGGAAATATATTTGGATAGATTCATGGAAGGACGTGTTTTTTAATTCTTGGCTGGCGGCGTTTGATCACTTCAACCTGAACTTGCCGGACCGTTTCCGACACCGGCTCGGTCTTACGCAAGACGGGCGGGTGTTTGGCGAGCGCGTCTTTTTCGATTTCGTCCCAAAACGGCGAAACCATCGTCCGGCGGAGATGGGAGTCAATCGCGGCGCGCGTGTTCCGTTCGTCAATTTCCTTTGGATTCAGTTCCATGGTCGAAAAAGTCTTTCATCCGGTTGTGGGCGAGTTCCTGCAAATGCTCCTGGTCTTTTTGACGGGACTCCTGCTCAAATGTAATCTGACGCTGTGCTGTTCTTTGAGCATGGGACTCTCTGGCATTATCAGCTTTCAGTTTGGCCATCATCATGGTGCTTTGCAGTTTGGCCGCAGCCTCTGGGTCCATTCCGCCGTTTCCCTTCTGCTGTTTCTTCATGGCCTCTTGTGCGCGCTGGGCGAAGCCCTTGACAGCGTTCATCAACTGAGCGAGCGCGTCCGTGTAGTGTTTGGCCTTTTCCTTTACCGTATCATCGGGCGGAACCCCTTTGACGTGCATCGGCTTTTCGTCTTCGGAAAATAGTTTGATGTGGCTGGCGATGCCATTGCCCGGGACTGGCTGGCCCTGGATCGTCTCGCCGGCGAGGTTTTGGAGGCCGTTGATTTCGTCCGGGGTGCCCACGCCGCCCCGCTGGGTGATTTGCTGGACCTTGGCGGCCATAGTTGCCAGCAGCGCCTCGATATATTCGGAATGATTTACGCCTTCCTTCAGGGCGACCGGCAAGCCTTGCAGCATGACGCCGGCGGCCAGTTGCGCGTCGTGGATTGAGTCGCTGATCACCGGCTGGTCGGGCACGGCCTGCCGCGCGAGTTCGTAATCGTCGGTGAGTGAGGCGAGGCCCAGGCGCATGAAATTGCGCTGCGCGGTCGGGTCGAGCTTGTTGTAATACAGCAGCATGATTTTGTCGAAGATGGCATTTTGCAGCATCTTGTTGCCGCCGCCCATGACCCGCACCGGCTGCACATTCCAGCGTTCGATTTCCAGCATTTCCTCCGGGACACCCGATTTGAGGACCGCCAGACGGAACTGGCGCACGTCGGCATCGCGGCTGTTCTGGATGCAAAAGCGACGGCAGATTTCGTCATACTGGAATTTCTGATAATTGTAAGCCTGGTTGAGCAGGCCACTGACCAGCGCGGCGCTGGTGTTGACCTTGGCCATGGTGCGCGTGGCGGTTTCATTCTCGCCGGCCTCCTGGTCGAAGTCCTGGGTGAATGAGGCGGAATTGTCGGACATGATCTGTCGGTTTTTTGCCAACGCCATTTTGATAAGTTCGCCGTCCACTTCCCAACGCTCATCCCGTTTTACAAATTGCAGACCGTCCGGCAGTGCCTTTTTGTCCGTGAGATCCACTTTCCACGCGCGCTCGGAGTCAACGGAATTTGTGACACGAAAATACTGCATCAACTGCTCGAACGTGCTTTCGTCGAACTTGCAGTTGAGGCGGTTTTGGACGTGACAGATCGAGTAGAGTAGGAAGCCGAGCGAGCGGACGGTGTGATAGCGGAACGGCGCCACGCAGGAACAATCCGCAAACTGGAAATGGACTGTCTCGCTCAACTTGTCGCAAAATACGGGGTTGCGGCGTTCTTCGGAATCGTAGAGGAAATCGCTTTTGTCGAAATTCCATTGGCCGTATTTGCCAGATTGTTTGCTGGGTTTTACGTTCAATGACATACCGCCCGCGCCGCCGATCCCAGGCTCGCCCCAAGCATCGAGGATGATCTTTTTTCGCCAGCCGGACCTCTTGCCGTCATCGTTCCAATAGATAAACTCGAAACAGTCTATGGTTGGGACACAATCAGAGGCGTAGTAGCCGCCGTCCTGTTTGATACGTTCCTCCATTTTTTCTGGCGACCAGACTGGAAGGTAAGCCGCCGAAGACAGGGCATGTGTTTGGTCGTTGACCCACTTTACGCACTTTTCAGCCTTTTCAATGTTCCAGCCGGGATCAACTTGGGGCTTGTGTGTATTCTCCCAAAGTTCTCGGGCGCTGTATTGGCGGTAACGGGCGAGGAACGGGAGGTTGCTCAGCGAGAGCAGCGTGTTGGATGGGACCAAAATATCCTCGATGCCATCGGATTCCGGGCACCACGCATGCGCGTCCGGCCAGCTTGACGGCCCGATGCCGTGCATGACCAACTGCGCAAAGATACTGCGGCGAGTTTCGAGATAGCGCAGCGAGCCTTTGATCTTTTTGTTCACCTTGTCTTGGAGGCTGGCGGCCCAGTCGCGGCGCTTCCAGACGGGACCGGAATCGAGTTCGACGGTGAACAACGGATCAGGCGCGAGAAACGCATTCGACAATTGACGGCGCGCGTTGTGCGCGATGTTGGACATGGACAGGTCGTTGTAATTGACGGCGATCTGGCCGGCCGCAACTTCATCCTCGCTGTAAGGAGGCCAGCCGTTTGCCAATTCGTTGATCCGTGTCCGGTTTTTTGCGCGCGGCCAATCCGCCAAACGGAGTTCTGAAACAATCTCTTCTACTAGTTGTGGGTTTGAAAAATTCATTGCTATCGTTAACTTTAACGATAACGTGAAACTTCAAAAGCGCAAGATACTAAAATAGTAGGGTTAAATCAGCGTTTTTTGGGTTTGAGCAGGCAGCCGCAACTTCTGGTATTTCCTTGAATCAGGTGGTGGCTGGTGACATCCTTCTCCTTGCCACAGTCGCAGCGGCAAATCCAAGATGCCCCGAATCCTTTTTTTGTGCCCCGTCGGATCACCAAGAGTCGGCCGAAGCGTTGACCCTCCAAATTTTTGACTGCTGGCATTGCTCGCCGTTCAGTGTTATTGAGGGTTGATTTGCAGCCGGAAGAAAACCGGCGTGTTGCTCCACACAACCAAGTTGGTGCTGCTCTGGACGGTGATGAGATACGTCGGCGGCGCGGGAACCTGCAAGTAGGTAAAGTTGCTAAACTGGCTTTCTACACCCGCCGCATCAATCGCCGTCGCTGCAAATGTATAGTTCGCCGATACAATTTGGTTCAAAGTCGCATTGGTGACATTTCCGATGGTTACAACCTGAACCGCATTTGTAGCAAAGCAGTTGGTGTCTGGCGAGTTCGTCCATGCGTAGATTTTATACGCGATGACGTTGGTGCTGATGGATGGCTTCCAAGCCAGCGTCACGCCAGAAGCAGGACAGGACAAGACGACGAACAGGGCGACAGCGAGTATCACCGCGATTTTGAAAAATGAGTTTTTCATAATTACATTTCAAACGTCAACCGAACGGAACGGCCACGAATTTTTAGCAAGGATAGGGTCATCCTTATCCCACGCCCAGTTTTGGTCAACCCGGTCCTCGTGCTGCGGATGAAAAACGACGCGCGAGCCGGTCAGGTCGTAACAATAGTTACCGAACTCGGACATGAAGAAATTTACAAGCCAGTTGTCAAAGACGATGCGGCCCAGCCTGAAATCGGCGGGTATTTTTTCGGCAACCTTTTTCCAAATCATGGGTGTGGCGGCGAAGAAGTCGAGGCCGTAGTCTACGAGCCGCGCCTTGCTGGTGTCGCCATCTTCGAGCACGGTCCAGCGGCGGGACACGGCGCAGCCGGCGAGATTGCTCCGCAATGCTTCTTCCACGCGGCGAAAGTTTGGCGGGATGATGATGTCCGCATTCACGATGCAGGACCAGTCATTTAGGCCGCCGCAAAATCCGGCGATGGCTTTGATCGTCGGCTTTTCTTTGCACGGCAGAAAAACGGTCTTGACCGAGTGCATCCGTTGGTCGCGGTCATTGAAATAAAAAATCTGCTTGGCGATGCGCTCCCAAGAGCGGTTGGCGGTGATTTGGTGCTGCCAAATTTTTGCAGGGCAGCCGTCGAAGGGTTTGAAAGACGAGCAGAATATCATAATGCAGACATTAAATCAGGTGGTGGTGGTAAAGTCAACTACAAAACGGGGTCGCCAGTTTTGATTGCACACGCGCGATCATCAGCGCGGCAGCGGCATCCCATTCCCGGCACATATCCGTCCAATCCCGCCCCGCATGAAGATACATGGCCTCTCTCTCGGAACCCGGCTCTAAGGGCCTCAAGTGGTGGGCGACGTTCACCGGAGCCATCACGCCGCGCCCTGACAGCCGCGCGTAGGCGTCGAATATCCTGTCAATGGTGCCCGTGCCTGCGCAGAACTGGCCGCACGCCTCGCATAAATCCCGCCGAACCATCGGCAACGCCCAATCATACCGATCCGCCGTGCCCTGATGAATGGCCGCGCCAGCCACCCCGAATGGCGTGTTTTTAAGAGCCTCGATGTAAAGTTCATCCCAGCGCGGCGTCACCATTTCCGCGTCATCGTTCCAGGCCAGCAACAGGTCGCCCGTTGACCGGCGGTAACATTCCTCGTAGTAAATGTGATTCCCGGTGTAACCCAACGATGGCCCCAGAATTGCCGAGGGGAAAACCATGGCGCCTGGATCATCGTCGTCCATCCTCAGCAGGATCTCGATTTCCTTCGGGTTGGCCGCCCTTGACAACAAAAAGTGAATTGATTCGGCCAGTAGATGCGCGTTACCACGGCTCGGAATGAGGACGCTGATGTTCATTTAGTTGTTGTGGGGGTGAAGTATCGGCTGGCGTGGGATTGGTTTCGAGTTTCGGCAGAACGCGCTGGATGAAGTCGTTCAAGTCCTTCAAGTCATCGAAAGTGGCGGCTGACCGGCCGTAGTTCCAAGTAACCGAATAGCGGAAGTCAGGTAGGATTTTCACCGTGGCACCTTTACGAGGAACGAATGGTAGTGGGTCGTTCATTTTTGAAATAAAGTTCAGGCGCCAATGATTTGCGGATCGTCCAAGTGCGCTTGGCACTCTTTTAAAATCTGTTGTTCAGTCCTAAGCTGGTGAATCCCCCAGCCTTTGCTGATGTTCTCCTGGCTTAACCGCTGGCCCCGGTCGCGCGTGCCCCGGTCAATCCAGAAGCAGGAGTCCGCGTTCGCCCAGTGCGCGCCGCCCCAAGGCTTGCCCCATTTGTAATGCGCCGGGAAGTTCGCGTTATGGTTCCCCGCCCCCAGCATCACGCCTTGTGGCCGAAATATGGCTGGCTTCTTGTGGTCAGGCTGGCCGTGCAACCGTTGCAGGAGGGGCGGTTTCAGCCGATCAATGTCCCCGTCCGTGCGATGCCGCCACACGCGGGACATTTCGCACATGATGATCGAACCCTGTTCCTGCTCAAGCGCCAGGCGCGGGTCGGTTCCGAGCGGCAGCGGGAAGACAAACTCATCCAGGTCAACAACGATCACCCAGTCGGCGTCCGAGCGGGCGATGGCGCGGTTGATCCAGTTCATCTTTGGAACATCGTCAAACTTGCCGTCGGGAAACCTGTCTGTCAGCAGGCTGATCCGGTCAACAAAACTTTCGTAGTGCATCAAAAAAAGAGGCGCGAGAAATTCTTCCCGGTAGTAAGTCACAATCAGTTCGACTTTCATTTTTCCTTGCGAATTATACACAAATCTTTTGAAATCATCATTTCGTCTATGTCGTTTCCAAAGACAACTGGTTTTATAAAATCCTCTACGAATTGAATCTGATCCGGGAATCCGGGCGTGTGGCTGTCCGGGTTTCTGACCTCGGTGATGTCCTCGACGATGTAATATCCGCCGGATTTGACGCGTGGCCAGAGGCATTTGAACGCGGCGTGAATCGGGCCGGAGAAGTGGCAGCCATCGTCAATGACGACATGGAATCGAGGCAGTAAATCAAAATTATTATTCCAGAAGATTTCATCAGACTGATCGCCTTGCAGGAAGATAAATCGCTCAAGATTTTCAATGCCAGCTTCATTCTTAAATTCGTTTATGTCCACGCCATAAACCGTTGCGCGCGTGAAATACTCAAGCCACAGTTTTACCGACGCGCCTTTGTTCAGTCCTATCTCCAAGAAGCAGATTGGTTCGTCGCGCCACTTGGAAAGTTCGCGCTCATAAAACCGAAGGTAATCGTGACAGACATAACCGCCGGGCGTGAAAGATTTTTTGTCCGTCCACAGTTCGGGGACTTTCTCGCGGTGCGCGATCTCGTCCAAAGTGGGTCTTGGTTTTTCGTTCATCGGTTGTTCATGCTCAAATCCGGCCAGCCTGGATAAAAGTCTTTCACGCGCGGTCTTCGTGGACCGCTTCCTATCCATCGTTCTGCTGCATATCTGTTCGGCCATGTTGCTTCGGGAAGTGGTGGTAGTGTAGCTAAGAATTGTGCCGTCGTCCAGAAAAATGTCCCGCCGAAAAACGGACTGGCCACGGCCCCTGGATTTGTTTCCGGTGTCAGCCAGTGGCAGCCGCAGGCGTCCTGCCCGTTCTCAAGTTCCCTGACGCAGTTGCGCCAGTTCCAGATGCAGGCTTGCCCCATGCGCTCGCGCCATGCCATGTCGGAAGGAAGCCAGGGGTGAGTCACCCCCTTAAAATGTAAATAAAACACCTTCCAATCTTTGTGAGTTGGCAGCCATTGCCTGATGAGATTCATGGTGGGAATTTCGGTCGTGGCACCGACGCCATGTGAAATAATTTTGGCTTTGGCCGGCGCGAACAGACGCGCAATGTCCGCATCTTCTTTACCGCCGTTGACGCCGACGATCATTTCGTCGGTTGCCACCAGCAGCCCGCTTTTCTTCATCGCGTCCATCTGTTCGGCCATGATATGGCAGGCGTAGCCGGTGTCAATCCAGCGTGAACCGTCCGAAAATATCGTATGCCAGAAAATTGCAATTTTCATTTGAACGGCTGGTTGGTCGCCTGTTCCCAGTTCCTGCGTCTCTCGGGCGGCACAGCGAAGTAGTGGTCGGAATGGTTTGCCCACAAAACGCAGTTGCTTTGGTCGCCCTTCCAGAGGATGTTTTCAGGTTTGCGCCAATCGAGCGGCCCCCATTCGCCATCCCATGTCACCAAACGGACGGGCAATCCCTTCGCCCATGCCCGGCGCCACAGAGAATTTAATCCGTGCTCGAACTCGTAGCGTTGTGGATGCTGAGTCACCAGCGGATACTCGCGTAGCAGTTGCGGCGGACACATGAAAGCCGTGGTATTGAGATGACCGCGCACTGAATTAGACGAGAATGGCCCGTAGAATCCAGACCCATTCCTTTCCCAACTGTCCGCCAGCCTTTGCAACCAGCCGGCCCGGTGGAAATAAACCGACTCGCCCAAGCACAAGACCGCCATCGCATCCTTAGCCGGCCCGCGCGCCGCCTCCAAGTAGCCGGACACGTCCCGGCCTTCATCGTTTCTGCGCGGAAAGAAATGCGCTTTGATGCCCATGAAAATTGTGGCGGTTTCCACATTCGGCGGCCCGCCATTGCAAATGACTGTCAACCGATATTCGGCGTGCGGGGGGAATTCGTGCCACGTTGCCACAAACCTTGCGGCCAGATCCAAAGTCCTTGGAGCGCCGATGACAGATGTGTAAAGAACGTCAATCAATGGCCTCCTGTGCGGTTGCGGTCTTGGCGGAGTCCTGAAGCTGTTGCCGCTCTGTCAGCATCCAGCAGCGCGGATCGAGCCGGTCCCACACATCGGCCTTCGTGTGATCCACAATATGTTCAATCGGGCACCACACTTTCAGCCTCAAGAGGCACAAACAAGCAGCGCACGATTGCAACTGCGCGTCGAAGGGTGTTTCGAGCTTTAGGTCGGATCGGGCCGAGAGTGTTGCGCGGATGGTTTCCGCCGGGGCCACAGTGAACCAACTGCCGACGACGTTTTTTGGACAGAGCGAACATACTGCCGCCCGCGCGGAAGCCAAGTTTGGATCAACGGGTTTTCCGCCGCTCAACAGCCAGTCCAACACGACAGCGGTTCCGGCCGCAGCCGTCCTAATGTCCCCCGCAGCAGCCAAGACGCGGTGCGGCAGGTTTGAGAAGTCCACTTTTTTTGACGGCTGGGATAGCTCCGGCCCTCCTTTCCCAAGGACATAAATATCCGCGCCAGGGATCGCGAGGCAGCGCAGCGCATTTGACTGGTCAATGAAGTTGGCGATTTTGGCCGGGTCGGTCGGCAGTTTCAAATGCGGGTTGCTGCGCGCAACGCCTTCAAACCATGTCACGCCGTCGCCCATAGACCAGAAAATGCGCGTCTGGCTAATTGCCGAAATGGTAACGACGAATCCTCCAGGCGGACATTGTGTTCGTGATTTCAAGCGGACTGACATTGCACAAGCATGACACAAGTGCCGCGAAATTCAAGAGAGAACGGGAAAAACAAAAAACAGAAAGAGAAAAGCCCCCCCACCCCCGCACTACAAGGGGTTCCTGTTCATTCAGGCAAAAGACCTAGAGCAAAAAGAAAACCGCAATCCTCTGAATGCTGGCGGGGTGTTAGCAAGCAACCCGGCGTCCTAGGAGTCTCACGCCTTTCACCAGCAGTCAGAGGACTGTTCGTTTTCCTTTTACACCACGAAGGGGAGACTGCTGCCATCGCACATCGTTCACACCAAGAAACACCCGAAGGCGCACCGGCCATGTTGCAGGTTCCCTATGTCCATGCTGCCCGTCAGCAAAGAACACCAGCCGCTCGAAGTCAAAGCTCGAATCGCGGCAGCAAAAAGCCCGCCGAGTGTTCAATTCGACGGGCTGTAATGTTTACTTCGAGTTCAGACAACGGCCTGAAAAGACCGCCATCCAATTCTAAAAGACGATTAACTTGAATTAACATTACAATGCAAGTGTGCTTCAAATTACCGAAGCTGTCAAACTTTTTTTTTACCGGGTGTCAGGACAGCGGACACCCCTATCAGGACGCGCCAGCCTCAATCGTGGCGCGGTTTTTTTGCGTCTGGACTGGTCGAATCGGCAATATCGCCTTTTGACACGATGCTGGGTTTTCGTCTGCCCTTCGCCCGTAGCGTCTTCATCGCCGCGCTGCGTTCGGCGGCGGACAGCCCGCTCCACCGTTTTGCGGCAGAGCGAGCCTGAAGTGCCCGCATGTATTCTGAAATGGCTGGGTTCATTGGTTTTTAGGTCCAAAGAATTTGTCCGATTTGTTATCGAAGTTTTGGCCGCCAGCCATGCCCCAAGCCTCGCCGGTTTGCGTGTTGAGAATCAGCGCATAGCCGTTACATACCGCAACTTTGTATTTGCCAACGGAGTTTGATGACGATGATTCCGCGCCCATGACAAACATGGCCGCGACGCCGATGACTACTCCGCACAGCAGACTTTTCAGACCAATTTTATTTTTCATTTTTGCCTTTCGTTCGTGCGGCTTAATTGCCGCGTGCTGTCCCCTGTCACGGAACAGACCGCGAAAATCACAACGCGCAATAAAAGAACAGGACGATTGCAAACCACACCGCAAACCACGCCGCGTCCTTCGCCAGCAAAAGAAAGAATTTTGTCAGGGTCATGGTGTTGCCTTTCCGGTAGCCGTTTTAATCGCGGCGCGGGCTTGCTCTTTCGCCTCACGATAAACCTGCCCGCGCGTCCGGTTGATTGAACCAGTGGCGAGAATATCTTCAAAACATTTCTGCCCTGCATCCTCCAAGTTTTGCAGCGCCTCCAGAAGCGCGGCGTTATTTGCGGTCAAGCGTGCATTTTCCTCATTGATCTCGTGCATGGACAAACCTGTTATCGGGTGAGTGACCGCCGCTGCGCGTGCGCTGTTCGCGGCCTCCTCCGCCCATTTGTTTTTTATTTCAATTTTCATCATAAAGTTTCCTGTTGTTCTTGCGGTTCAACTCGTGACTTTGGCCGTGCCAACTTCGTTGCCGTTAATGTCGAGCACGCTGGCTTCAACTGGTGCCGCTGCCCATTGACCGCGCAATTGTTCAAGCGCCGCCCAGACGGCGCGCTTCGCCTCATCCGTGCCGCCATCTTCAAACGCCGCGTTGTCCATCGTGATTTCAATTTTCAATTTCATAGTTTTGTTCCTGTCGTTTGTTTCTGGCTTCTGGCCAGACGTTGCCCGCTGCGACAGGCAAGGTCTAATCAGTGACCGCTGCGAATTGCGGCGTAGTTGGCGTAAGCATCCCGCAAAACCTTGAGCGAATTTTCATCTCTCAAACCATTAGCCAGCGGACCGGACTGCAAAACGATTAAAGCCGCGTCTGCCAAGGCCACGAGCGCGGCGTGCTCGACCTTAGCCTCGTGCGCGATTGCATACATAGTCTCGATCTCGGTCACATCATCGCAACCCGTCGCGCTATGCCGATAAACTTCAATTACAGTCTTAATAGCTGACGGGATCACCGTCAGCTTGTCTTGATTTTGATTTTTCATAATTTCGATTTCGTTTCCTTCTCCGGCTTACTGGGCCTTGTCTGTCACCAATATATATGACGCAACCGCTACGTCAACAATTATTCATCCTCTTTCACCCTGATTCTGGCGTAGGGGATTCACTTAGGGGTTTCCCCGATACGGGCGCCGCGCGCGCCGCCCGCGCCTGGCGGAATACAATGCTCGCGCTTGACTCGCGGCCCGGCCTGCGCCAGATTCAACCAATGACCGAAACCGCAACCGAACCAGCCCCAGCCCGGACCTGCAGCCCGGACAATCAGCCCAGCGCACCAGAGCCGGCCTCTACCGATATTCACCCGATACAACTTGTGTCCCCAAAACTGCCGCGCCGCAAAACCTCGCGCGTCCAGCAAACCGTCCAGGCCGCCAACCTTCAACGCTTTACTTACGATTGCGGAATCGCTCTACGACAAGAGTTGATGAAAGATGGAGAATTGAAGATTACACGCGAAGATGCTCAGGCTCTTGGCCAGCTTGTCAAGGCGTGGGACACCGCGGCAGATCGCCTGCGCGTGCTTCGCGGCAAGGGTCTACCGGCCAGCGTGCGGTCAAAGCCTGCCAAGAACGCGAGCGTCGAGCCACTGAACCCAGCGTGACTTGCAACTAAGTGGGATTTTAAAGAGTTTTTGGGTGAGGTTGTCAAGAACAAAAGCATGGACAATCCTACTATCTTGAACCCAGCCTGATCTTGCTCAGGAGTTTAAGTCCTGTGAGTCTAAACAGAAACCCCAATGTTTAACACTGTTTCATTGAGAAACACTGGCGTTGTGCCACTGTTTGTGCCACTTCGTCGAGTCAAACCATCAGAAGTTTAGGGAGTCTCCTTGCGCTCCGGGACCGTCTGGACGGGGTGGCAGCCGGTACCCGCTTCTGGCCGGCCGGGTCCTCATTCCATAAAGGAGGTGTTCCGAGAGAACGTGCTTCTGAGGTATTTCGTGCCCAAGGCAATGGAATTGGGTGTTTTGTGGGTGGGTAGGGAAACTCCCGGCCTGCCGAGGGTCTGGCCCGTTATTTATTCGCAATCCCTCCGGTGGAGTGTAAGCGGGCTGAAAGGGTTAGACTGTAAAGCAGCGCGGGATTGTCCTTGCGGTTCAATGTTTAACGAGCTGCCGCAGACCGTGCTTGCACGCTGTCGTCCCATGCTCGCGTCGTCCTTTGTGAAGGGGCGCCGATTTATGTCGCCGGCTCAATATCTGGCGCAGACACTACCGTAAGAAGTCCGGCGCAACCATTTCAGGTTTTCGGGCGGGATTCTTCTGCGAAAGTGAGCCTCGGCCTGCGCCTCGAAGGGCGCATCAATTTTCTCTTGTTCGTGATGATTTGAATGGCAAATGCCGCAAAGAACTTCCAAGTCGTTCACATCGCAGTCAAGCCAATGCCGCCTGTATCTGAGGTGATGGACTTCCAGATGATCGGTTCGACCGCAGCGGATGCATTTTCGACTGGCCAATTCGAGTTTCTTGGCTCGAAGCGCCTTCCAGTGGTCGGATTGCAGGTATTGCTTGTAGCTATGGAAGGCCATGGCGGGAAAAGGAAAAGGCACCGAGCCAAGACGATTGCGGCGACTTGTCCCTTGCGGGAAGCTCGGTGCCAAATTGTTACTCGCAATCGTCATGGGCAACCATAAATCATCCCGGGCGGAGTTGTCAAGGGGATGATTTTGGTTTATCGTCTGGGGTAGCCATGAACGACTACCCGCCACTTGACGTTGACTTTGACGATCTTCACGACCGATTGACGAAGAACGTCGGCAGGCCGATCAGTTTGGACGAATGGGGACTCATCATCACGGGGTTGAGAATAGGCAAATCCATTGTGATTCAGGGAGGAAAAATTTACTTGCGCGAAACCAGCGGTCACGATCTGGCCGCGTAAAACGCTCCACGGCTCGATTTGCGCTCTGGGTGGTATCGTCCAGCGACCGGGGGGGTGAAAGTGGCGGGCGCGAAGGCTGGCGCGCGGCGTGCCCGGGCGTGGTCGAAGGTCGGGAGGGTGGGGGAGGGTTCATATTCCGGTTTGAATCATGACTCGGATGATTTCTTGCGCCACTTGTGGGACTATCGCGTTTCCCAGCCCGCGCAGGCGGTGTGCCCGATTGGGTATCCCATCAGCCACTCGTGGTGTTCCTACTTCCCATCCGTCACCCCAAGGTAAAGTTGAGGCATCTTGCCAGCGGGACATTTGCCATGCCTTTTGGCTGTGCTGTGCCAGAAGTCGTGACAGGGTTTGCAAAGTGTCTGGATATTCTCCGGCGCATTGTTGCTGATGTTTTGATCGAGATGATGCGCGTGAAGGCTTGTGGCCTGTCCGCAGGCTTCGCACGCCGCCTTTAAGTGTTTCCGCGCCCGATAGTGAAAGGTGCTCCAATGTTGTGCTGTTTTCTTCGAGCTTCCGCAAGAATGAGAGCAGTATTTCATCCGCAGAAATACGCTCCGATCTTCCAGCCGTCCATTGAACACCTTCCGCTTCAATTCCATTCCGCAAAAGCCGCAGAATTTCTTCGGGTCTGATTTTCTTTTTCTCCCCATACAATGAAATCATTCTATGGGATTCCACAAGCATTGTCAATCCACGTTTGTCCAACCGGGAGGATAACCCATCAGGGCGCAAACCCACTCCGGATTCAGGCTCCCACCGATTTCCGCATTCAGCAGTTTCGTGTTCCGCTCCATTTGCGATGGCGCGCCGTTGTTCTTCGCATCCTGCGCTGTTGGTGTCGGCCACAGCATCACCTCCCGAAGATTGCTCGGCTTGTTTTTTCGGTTGCGTTTGTCCGCTATCATTGCCTTGAGACTTTCTATTGAGCGCGGCGGCGTGCCGTCCTTCGTGTTCGGAGTCGGCCACAATTTCCCCGGCGCCCAGTTCGTTCGAGCCACTTCCGCTGTGGTCTTCGGCCCGTTGGTGTTCGCGTTTTTGTTTGGTGCCTGGTTTGAGGTCGGTGTTGGCACCAAGTATCCAAACCCTGTCTCGTCGGTGTCTGGCATCCACGGCGCAAGCCGGAATAACAAGCGGCCACGCGGCGTAGCCGAGATTTTCCAAGTCAGAAAGCACACGGTCGAGTTCCATCGTGACGATTCCAGCAACATTCTCACCCAAGACGTAAGTGGGTTTTGACTCCGCAATAACGCGGCACATTTCAGGCCAGAGATGGCGGTCATCTTCCTTGCCCCTTCGCTTCCCGGCGACACTGAATGGCTGGCAAGGAAATCCCCCTGTGACAAGGTCGGCAGGGACGTTTCGTATATTTCGGATGTCTCCATAATTTTTGATTTCAGGCCAGTGCTTTTTCAGCACGGCGCATGAGTAAGGTTCGATTTCACTAAAGCCGATTGTTTTGAATCCGGCGGACGCCGCAGCCAGAGCGAAGCCGCCAATGAATCCCAGAGAACAGGTCTAGGTGAGTAGGCTTGTTCTCTGGGATTATGGAACCCCCTTTCTCTGTTGACTGTGACGCATTTTGAATTATATTTGTTCTATGGATGCTCATATTAAACATTGCCGGGTTTCTGGTTGCCCGGAAAGCGTTTCGATATTTCTTCCAACGCCTCAACCAATTTCTGCTCGCGCAGATCCGCCTTCGCCAAAGCTTCAGCGTAAGCTAATCGCCAGCCACTTGGGTCTTTGGTTGCCTCGGCAAGTTCGCGCTCAAGTTGGCGGGCGAAATGCGCCCATTGTGTGCTTGGCGTATGGCTTGGTTCGTCAAAAAAAGCATCCGTCCTTGGCGTCGTCGTCGCAACTTCCCTATTGCTAGGTGGCTTTGGTGGATTTGGCGGCCCTGGAGGACGGTCATTTTTTGGTGGAATGTTTGGATTGACACGAAGCGACCGTATCATCGGCGTCGGTGTCGCGGCGTCGGCGATGTGTTTTACTATTGCAGCAATTCGCGGGTCGCTGCCAGTCATTTTCATTTCGCGATTGATGAAGGCGCACAGTTCGGCGTTTTCGCGCTGGCTGTAAAACAATTCCTTCTCCAATCCGCAAACGACACAGTTTCGCGCCAGCGTGCCGTGAATGCAATCGCGCGTCTGTCCCAGCGGGTGAAATTGCTGAACCCATTCGGTCGGTGTTTTGTCGTCGTTTTTCATAATGTTCATTTCATTGTGTGCTTTCTCGTCGGCGATTTGCTGCGCGCGGTCTTCGTCAACCGGCTCGCGAAGCGGTCCTGAAAACCTTGGCCAGTCCAGGCTCATGTTTGTTCCTCGCATTCTTCCAGAAGCGTCAGCATTTTTTCGCGGCTGATTGTGGGCACTGCTTTCTGGAAATACAACCAGAAGCCGTCTGGGTCTTTCTGGTGCGCCTCGACCGGGTGCGCCGAGCAGAACATTTCAAACGCGATTTGTTTGCACTGGTCTTCAGTTTCGTTGCCTGTCATTTCGATGAACATGGCCGTGCCTGATTGTTTCGAGCTCATTTTATTTGATCCAGGAATTCTTCAAAACTGAACACAACGAAATGTTTGTGGCCAAGTGCGAGCAGGACATGCTTGGTAACGGTCTGTTCTTTGTTCAGTTTTTCCCCCTCGCGCTTGCACTCCACCCAGAACGTGCGTGGTTGACCTACGTTCCCAGTCGGTGGCGCGGCGATGATAAAGTCCGTTACGCCAAGCTGTGTTGTGGTTGCCCTGTCCATTCGGCTGTGGACATAATACCATCGGCGCCGTTTCAGTTCGGCCTCAATTTGGTCGTGCAAATCGCTCTCGCGCTCAACCGGCTCGCCGGCGGACTGGTTGGGTGAGGCTTGAAATGGATTCCTGTCCCAAACGCCGGGACTGGTTTCGACGTAGCCCTTCGCCCGCATTTCCATATCGAATGATTGTGGCGACTGGCTCATGTGAAAAATTCATCCGCCGCTCGCAGCGTCTCATTGTTTCGACCCACAATAACGCCGGCCGTTCGCAACGCTCCCAGGGCATTCTGTGTGCTGCCCGACCATTCGTATCCTGAAGTTTGTAAAAGTTCGTCGCGCGCCAGGCCGTTTGGGTTGTCAATCAAGCAGCGCAGCAATGACCGCTCGCATTTCCCAAAGTGCGGGAAGGTAAGCCAGTAATTTCTGAATCCGTCGCCTTCAGGTAGTGGCTGGAAACTCCCGGAAGCCATTCCCGCTTCGGTGATTCTGATGAGACTGTTGTTTGCGCCTTCGACAAGTCCGAGCGACCGCAATTTTCCGAGCGCGTTTTGTGTGCTGCCGCTCCACGCATAGCCGGCGAGCAGAATCAATTTGCCGCGCGTGCAGCCTTCTGGATATTTGGCGACCACAGACAAAAGTGAACGCTCGCACTTGCCAAGTGGCGGATCAATGACTGGAAACTCGCCTCGATAGTCAGTGAATCCGTCGTCGCGTTTAAGTGGCAGGACTGGCCGGGGCGCGGCCGGCGCGATGAGTTTCGCCAGGCGTGTTTGCCCCGCTTCCTTTTGTGGCAACACCAAAAGTTTTCCGGCCAGCAGGTTCTTAAAAAAAACAAGCTCATCCCGCATTCCGTCCTTCGCAACAGAAAATAAATCCATCAGGCTTCTGGCGGAATTGAATGTGGCGATAAATGTTTCGTGGGTGTCAATCAACTTCGTTAACCGCTTACGCTCGGCATCGGTCAACGCGGGAATGGTTTTTATTTCAACCGCTTGTGCAACTGGTTTTGAAATTTGCGGTTGTGCTTTAAGTTGAGTCTTCAGTGACCGTATCTCTTTCTTTAGCTCTAGGGGGTCGTTCTCCTTCGCTCTAGCTACTGTTGATTTTATCTGCTCGCCGAGTTTTTCCAAATCCACCAGAGCAACCTCTTTGGGTATCACAACCTGCTTGCCAACTTCAGGAGTAGAAGATGAATCAAATGTCCGGCGTTTTCGGATTTCAACTCGTTTGAAAATATCAAGCCATCCGGGAGACCAAAACCACGCTGTCCCGATTGGTAGTGATGCAAGGCTGTCGAAAAACTGTTCCTGCTTTGACTCTGAACCATGAACCTCAATCCACGCTTGCAACGCATCCCTGTCTTGTGGGGAGATGGTTCTCAATGCCACCAAGACCTCGATTTGTGTGAGCACATTCTTGTTGATGACCGCTGCCCGTTGGGTGATAAGCGTTACCCCCAGCCCGCGCGCTCGACCTCTGCGAACGATGTCCTCGAAGGCTCCGAGTAATCTTTCCTCACCCTTCATTGGTCGTTGTGGGGCAAATGCGTCAGCCTCGTCCACGAACAGGTGTAGCGGCTTTCGGTTAAGCCGATACAGTGTCTCCGCGAACGCTGTCATAAAACGAACCTGTGAGTTCTTCCGCAGTAGCGAGATGTCAAGGATGGCCGAGAATCCGTTTTCGACAACAGCACCGGCAATTATCTCGCCGGAATTTTCCTCAAGTGGAACATCTGCGCGTTCGCCACCAAACACAACAATGGGATAACCCGCACTCTTTCCATCAGCCGATGAGCGCAATCCCCACCAAACCCCAATTGGATCAGCTACAACGATCTGCTGTGATGCCTCCAGCATTTCCTCGGCCATCACTGCCCCAGTATAAGTTTTGCCAACCCCACGCTTGGCGAGAATAGCAAAGGTTTGAGTTACTGCCTCAAGTGGCAGGGAAAGAGAATGTGATATTTTTAATTGCATTGATTCTTTCCCCTCCCGGTAAAATGGATTTTGGCATGTCGCACTCTGTCTGTTAATTGCAGATTGTTTGGTTTGTAATTATTCTTGTCCCCGTCTCTATGGTGAACAATGTCTTTGGGCGTGAGCCTTCTGCCAAATTTCCGTTCGGCAACAATTCTGTGGGCGTGTCGAGAACCGATTTTAGGATAGGACTTTCTGTGCTTGTTGTAATACTCCTTCCAACAATTCCAAGAACACCAAGACAATTTCCCGCGACGGGAAACTTCTGAATGACATCGAGAGAATTTTTTTACGCAGTTAGCACAAACCAAATTCTCCTGCCGTCGCATTGCAAGCCCACGGCATTTCATTGAGCAATACTTTGTAGCCCCAGAATGCCGCAGCGTCTCTTTTGGCCTTCGCAAGAAGATTCGCCGGCACTTTTTACAGCGGAATTTTAAGCGCTTGACCCGGTTCATTTGATTAAGGCTAACAATGAAGGCTTGTATTGTCAACTGCCAAGAAGGATTCTGTTTTTCATGTTCATTGCTGCCTCCAAGTCTTGAAGCCAATCAGGGCCAGCACAATCACTGTGAGCACGATGGCGATTGTTTCGTTGGCGGTCATATTTTTATCAAGTTAATCGGACGCGACCACGGCGCCGATGGCCGACAACAGGCCGGTCAAGGCTAATCCCGCCGTGCAGCTTTTGAATCTATCGTCGCGCCCGAAATTCATACTGGTTCAGTTGTCCGCTCGGTTATTAACATTTTTGCACCATCGAAATTGCATTTGACCCGCGTTCCGCTTCCGCCCTTTGTGGATTTCAAAACCTTCAAGTGCATCAAGGTCGAATCATCCTTGTCGCGCCATGCACCGATAAGCAGCCCGCAGGAATTCTCAATCGAACCGCTTTCCTTTGCGGAATGCAACGCGATTTCCTTCGAGTCTTCCGTCGGTCTTCGCACCTGTGATGCCGCAATAATGATTGTCCGTGTCGTCTTGGCCAGCACTTTCAAACCCTCGGCTACATCTGAAATCCGCTCGCGCCGGTTCGCCCCGTCCGCGCCGACAAGTTGGAGGTAATCAATCAGGACGAGTTTCGGCTTGCAGCCCATTTTTAATTCGCTTCGTAGGATGTAGTTTTCAAAGTCTGCCAGTGTCAATCTTGATTGCGTGCAAATGAAAAAGTTTCTGAACTCCACTCCAAGCCCTTCCCCGATCACTTCGCCGCGCTGGTAGGCGGATTCAACATCTCGGCAATCCAGCCTGTATTGAGCCGCCACGGAACGCTCGAATAAAAGTTCGGGTGGCAGTTCCAACTCAAACAGGAGCGTCGGAATTGGGCGTGCGCTCTTGGCGATGGCGGAGAGAATCCCAGTCTTGCCAGCGCCGGTGTCACCAATGAAGAAAACCAGTTCGCCAGGAATCAGTGGGCGGATGTATCGTCCCAGAGTCGGCAACCATTTCCCAAGATCAAATGAGTTTTGTGCCTGGCTTTGGATGAGCCGAAGATAATTCGGCTCGATCTCGCCCATTGTGTAAATCGGCAACTTGACGCCCTTGAAGAACGGGTGGGCATTTGAAAACAGTTCCTCGATGGCGGCTTTGGATTCGTTCTCGGATTTGAAAGAGGCGATGAAATCTGAAATGTCCTTCGTGGTCTTTGGCAGCTTGACGATTCGCACGGACTTCGCTTTGCCGCACACGGATTCAAAAACAAGGTCAACATGCTTTTGTCCCGGCTCGTCGGTGTCGCCGCAGATTACCACCTCCTTATCGCAAAGCGTTTCCGTGTAGGCGTCCAGCCACTTGCCCGCGCCGCCGACGTTGCACGTTGCGACAATCCCAAGTTCCGCCAGATTGTCCGCGTCTTTCTCGCCTTCAACGATCCACACAATCGGACTTTTCAAAACTTCGGGCAGGTGATAAATAAATCGCTCAACTCCGTCCATGCTCCAAATCCAATTCCCGTCCACTTGATGCCGCTGACGGAAGGATTTCGGCTTGAGCCTCACCACTTGATAGGCTTCCTGACCCGTGTGTTTTTGGTAGGAATAAATCTTTTCGATCACCGGCTTCTCGGTTGTCGCATGTGCGTTGCTGGCCGGGACAGCGAACGGCCTGGCCGGTTCTTCTGGGAATAGGTCTTTCATTTTCAATCCCAGTGCCGCCACAACGGATTCAGTCGGACAATTCGCAAAGCATTTCAAAAGAATTTTCCCGTCGCCTGCCCTGCGAACTTGGAGCGATGGGGATGAGTCGTCGTGGGCTGGACATCTTACCAGCCATCCGACGGCGGTTTTCTGCCGCTTCTCAAACTTGGCAATGAAGTCGTCGAAAGTCATGGAGCGCAGCCATGAAGCGGGTTTATGTGTTTAATTCCCGGCCTGCCGTTTTCCTCCCAATGGCGCTTCCAGTTTGCGCCCGCCGCCGTCCAAGATTTCATTGGATTTTTACCAACCTTCCATCCATTTGATTCGTAATAGTTGAAGAACTTTTCCGCCTCCGTCATTGGCAATCCTGATTTTGAAAAGAGTAGTTTTATTTCTTCCAGCGAGGGTTTTTGGAACTTGCCGGAAGCATCGGCGGCTTTTTCCCGGTGTCTAGCCACCCTGAGATTTACATCTGCTTTGGTTCTGATTGAGTCGTATTTTGTCCAGTTCAAAATTCTCCATGCCCAGTCCCGATGTGCGTCGAGCCGCTCAATTCTGCGGCCGTCGAACTCAGGGTCACGGCTGGCCGGGTCGGGGGCTTCCAGCTTTTCGATGGCGCCGTTCAACGTTTCTATCGGGCAGTTAAGTCGCCTTGAAAGAGCCTGTCGCGTCATGTCCACAACGCCGGTCTTATGTTCGGCCAGTTTCAAAAAGTCCTCAAACACATGGCGAACGGTGAAATCCTCCGCGATGGAGGAATCCAGTATTTGCAGGAACACCCGCGAATATAGTTGGCTCATTTCTTTGTTCATTGTGGCTGAATTTATAACATTACCAACAAAAAAGTTTCATTGTAACGGAATGTAACGGGCACCGTTACCCCTCTGTATATGAGTCTGTATCTGTATTTGCTTGGAAAGGGGTGTGGGGAAAACCTTTTTCACGCCATTTCCTCCATTGCCTCACTGAATAGGCGATTGGCGACGATTTCCAGCCGCAGCGTTGGCACGTTCTTGAGAGAAAGCCGGATTGCGTCAATGATTTTGTCCGTTAATTCCTGACGCTCTTTGTGGCAGTTCTCGCAGAGAGTTTGATAAACGTCATCAGGATAATCCCATGGGTCGCGCCTGGCGTAAAGCAAGTGATGGACTTGAAGATTCGATTGCGAATCACCACAGGAACAGCATTGCCAGTTGTCGCGTTCGAGTATTTGAAGCCGTTTTTTTTGCCACTGCGGGCTGCGAAGTTTTTCCGTGTAGGTCATAAATTATAAAATCATTTCGGGAAGGCTCTCATTTTCCGTGCGCGCTGTCAACAATTTTTTTTGCGCCCGCATTCCCGCCGGGCCTAAAATTTTGTAAAAAAAGATTTGACACCACCATCGCGGACCGCTATAGTCTCACCACCATGAAGAATAAAAGCCTCAAATGCCTCCGCTGCGGCGCGACGTGGAAACCCCGCAAGAAGCGCGGACTGCCCCGGCGTTGTCCGGTCTGTTCGTCTCCCAGTTGGCAAAGCCGGCGCAGGAAACCGAGCAGGAAACTCCCGCGAAAAAAGTAATCGAACCACCATCAACACAAAACCATGAACGAAGAAACCACAAAACCACCAAATGAGAACGGCACGAACCCCAAACCGCGCGCGAGCAGAAAGAAAAAAGGCCCATCCAAACCTCGCGTGATTGACCCCGGCATCGCCGCCATTCACGCCGAGGCCAAAGCGAAGGTCGTGGAATATCGCAAACTTGGTGCCAGCGGCCGGATCTTGAAAACGATCCTCGAAAAGCAGCTGGCGCAACTCACGGCGGAGGACAGGCAAAAGCTATTTGACGAACTGCGCGGAAGTTGCACGCCCAAGCTGGTGTAAGATTCCCCTCATGCTCACCGACGCCGTGATCGTGTTCCTGTTCAGCGCGTCGTTTTTGTGCGTCGTGCTGGCGGTTAAACTTCTGCGGAAGTAAAAAAACGGCCCGGCGCAAGAAGGCTTGCAGCCGGGCGCGGATTGGAACTCCGGAAATTACTTGATCACCAGTGAATGAACGCGTGGCCGTTGAAGCTCATCACGAAGTTGCAGAGGATGAGCACGCAAAGCAGAACCAAGACCAGCACCGCCCACTTGCGCATTGGCTCCGGCACATAGTTTTGAATCACCCACCAAAGGAAACTCAAGACGATAACAGCCACCACCAGTAATATGAGTCCTTGGCCGAGTCCGCCGGAACTTGAAGTCACGGTTACGTCCGAGAGCATTGGAATGATGTTCATAATTTTCCTTTCAGTTGGAGGTTTATATCAGAAACGCGCCAGCGCTGCCGCTAGAGCGTCTTCGCATCCGAGGTTATGTCGGCGATGCGGCGGACTGCAAATGCGTCGCTACGGCAGCCGTGGAGCCGTTGCTGGTCGCTGCGTTCATCGCTGCGGTCACAAGGGCTGGTTGCGCCTGAATGACGCTGGCCATCGCTGCGGCAGCGGCGGCGTGAGTATCGGCGGCGGCGTTGGCCACGACAAGCTGGTTGTTTTTCTTGTTGGCAACGTAGCTGGCTACCAAGGCCGCCAAGGCTGCAAATCCTCCCAAAATGGTCCCGTAAGGCGCTGGAAGGAGCGGAGCGGCCTGATTAGCATAGCCGACGGCCTGCATGGTAGTCGCATTCGGCGCGTAGCCGGTGATGACAGACTGGCCGGCTGGCGTCACCACGATGTAATTCGTCACCGCGGGCGTCGCGGGCACATACAGATAGTTCGTGACGGCGGGCGATGTCGCTGTCGCAGGCACAACTTGAGCGACCTGTTGCGCTGGGACTGCTGAGATGACTTGCGCTCCATAGACAGCCGGCGTGCCCGGCTTGCTGATGGGCGTAGCGCAGCCATAGATGAGGGAGCCGAACAGCGCGAGAGCCGCGCCAACGGTGAGGTTTCGGAGCCAGTATTTTTGCTTAGTTGTCATTTTCGTTTTGCTGTTTTTTGTTGTTGACCGGATTGAAATTCTGGCACAGCGGGCCTTCTTGTTTTTCAGATTCACGTTTCATGGCCCGCCACTCGCGGGCGACCCTCATAATCATGTAAGCCGCTGTCGCCACTGCCGCGCTGCCCGCGGCTACGGTGGAGAAATTTTGCAGCACGACCGCCGTGCTGACGCCGAGGATGCCTGCAAATGCGTGCCAGTCTATCCCTGTTTTCATCTGTTTGAAATCTTCAAGCACGGCAGATTTGCCCGGCGGTTGTTTGCCGCCGGGCAAGTTGATGCTGCGTTATGCCGCCGGGGGTGTTGGCGTCGGCGCCGGGGCTGGCGGAGTCACCGCCTGATTCAGCCGAGTGGTCTGCGCGGTGATCGTGTCCGCCGCCGCTTGAATCGCGGTGTCGGTCGGAGTCGCGGTGTTGATGTCGGTCACAGCGGCGTCAACCGCCGTTGTCAGCGCCGTCACTGCGGCGTTCAGATTGTCAATAGCTGCCATAATTGTTTTCTCCAATTTCTTCAAGTCGTGTTTGCTCGGGATGTCGGCGAGTGACTCAAGCTTCGCCAGCAACCTTTCGATTTTTTCCTCGAAACTCATTCTGCAAGGTTCGCCCAGCCTGATCGAAAAAGCAAGAACGAAACATCCAGCGGCGCGTTTAATTCGTTGTCACGGTCGCCGTGCGCGCGAGCAGTGTGGCCTTGTCAATGATGCCCTGGCCGCTCGGTGACGCGCTGGTGCCGCCGGAGAGGTTGACCGTCTTGCCAGCGCCCCAAAGCGTCGTGCCGCCCGTGCCGTCCAGCGATACGAGCAGCGCGAGGATGCCGTTGACAGAAGCCTGGTCAAGTTTCTGGCCGGAGATGTTGATCGTCGCGCCTACGATGCTTTTGAGTGTGCCAACGGTGCCGAGTGTGACCGAGGCGAGGTTTCCAAGACCGGTGTTGGCGGTAATTGTTCCATTGTAGCTGATCATCGCCGGCAGTGAGAGTGTGGCCAGGCTGGCCATGCTGGCCACGCTGAAGCTTCCAAATGGGGAGTAGCCCTGATATTGCAGAGCGGGCAGCGAGATTGTGGTCAAAGCCGCCATGGAGGACGGGGTAAAATTCCCGCCGACAAAACTCAAGACTGGAAAACTAAAGGTCGTGAGTGAGGCCATTGCCGAGGCGGTAAAACTTGCCCCCAAGATTTTGAGCGAGGGAAAGGACATCGTCGTCAGCGAGTCCATCGTGCTTGGTTGAAAATTGCTGTTAACAAACGTGAGTGCGGGAAACGACAAAGTTGTCAGCGAGGCCATAGTGGTCGGCCCAAAGGTTGAGCCAACGTAAGTTAAATTTGCAAACGACATCG